GAGATGGAAAGAAAGCCGGACTGGCTGCCCGGCTTTCCTGTCCAAATTTATTGTAATAGGAGGTAAATCCGTATGGCACGAATGGGTAGACGGACTTCTGCTCATGGTCAGAAGTCGGACAACCCGACACACGAGTACAAATCGTTTGTGTTCCAGTTGGAGGACGCGAACGAGGAAAGCGGAGAATTCTCAGGCTACGCCGCCGTTTTCGGCAATGTCGATAGCGGCAGGGACGTAATCGAACGAGGCGCGTTCTCCAAAACCATCAGGGAGGATTTTGACCGCATCAAGATTTTATCGCAGCACAATGACTGCGACCTGCCAATCGGCAAACCGCTCGAACTGCGTGAAGATGAAAAAGGTCTCTATATCCGGGGCAAAATCAGCGACACGCAGAGAGGGCGGGACATCAAGACGCTGCTCAAAGATGGCGTCTTGAACGAACTCTCGATTGGGTATGACGCGATCACTGCTGACTATGATGAGGAGAACGGCATCCGGCACTTGAAGGAAATCAAGCTGTGGGAGGTCTCCATCGTCACATGGGCGATGAATGACCAAGCCAAAATTGATGAGGTCAAGTCGCTTGCAGAGGAGCTGCGGATTGAGGCAAAAGCTGGTAAGATTACCCGCTCTCGGCTCAATGCGCTGAAGCCCTTCATTGCAGTTGTCCGCGAGCTTGTGGATATTCTCGGCCCGCTGTTGGAACCTGCCGCCCACCTTGATAACGAGGGTGATGGCGGCGACCCGCAACCCCCGAAGAAACCCCAGCCTCCGAAGAAACCGAAGCAGGCTTCCAAGAAGGCCAAACCGTCCGACATCATTTTTGAGATTGTCCCCTAAAACTATCAGGAGGTAAACGAATTATGAAACTGACCCAAGAACAGCTCGCCAAGCTGATTGCAAAGGTGTTCTCTAACCTGACCGCCAAGTTTGCAGAGGCTGGCAAAAACGTGAACGACATCACCGCCGATGACATCCTTGCCGAACTCTCCGCTGTGCTGGAAGAGATGAACGCCGGTGAGGGCGAAGGCGCTCCCGCTGGTGACGGCGAGGGCAAGGGCGAAGGCGAAGGTGCTCCCGCCGGTGAGGGCGAGGGCGAAGGTGAAGGCGAAGGCAAGGGCTTTGACGATGACGAACTCATCGGCAAGATTATGGAGGCCCTGTCCGGCGTGTTGGCTACCGGCGACGAGGGCAAGGCGGGTTGCGGCACCCGCCGTGGCGACGGTAAGAGCGGCGGCGCTGCTGGCGAAGGCAAGAGCGCTACCGGTCCTTCCGCTTCTGGTGCTCCCAAGGCTGCGCCCCAGCGCAAGTACGCCAGCCTGTTCCTGTCCACCGGCGCATCCCGTGATGGCAACGGCGGCAGCGGCTTCAAGGCTCGCATCGCGTCCATGTCCGCTCCCGAGCGCCGCAAGGCTGCCTACGGTATGTTTGGCCGCGCTGTGAAGTGCATCCACGCTTCCGGTGGCGACATCGACCGCGCTGCCTTCACCGCCGAGCGCAAGTTTGGCGATGCTGAGATGGCCCGTGAGTTCAAGGCTCTGTCCGTGACCTCTCCCACCGACGGCGGCTATCTGGTCCCTGAGGTGTACGCCAACGAGATTATCGAGCTGCTGTACCCCGCGACTGTCATCTACAGTCTCGGCGCTCGTCGGCTCGGTATGGCGAATGGCAACCTGAACATCCCCAAAATCAAGACCGGCTCCCGCGCCATGTTCACCGGTGAGAACCGCGCCATTCCCAAGAGTGCTCCCAAGTTCGGCAACCTGAAGCTGTCCGCGAAGAAGCTGACCGCTCTCATCCCCATGAGCAACGACCTGCTGCGCTCCACCAACTTTGATAATGACGTCATCGTCGGTCAGGACGTGACCAAGCAGATGGCTCTGGGCGTTGACTGGGGTGCTCTGAACGGCACTGGTGGCGAATTCCAGCCTCTGGGTATCACCAAGAACAAGGGCGTTCAGAACATCGACGTCACCGCGCTGGATGAGCTGTATGCCAGCTCTGCTGGCGTCCTGACCGCCGCTTTCCCCAACTACCTCATCGCCTCCGTCCTGAAGAACAACGTCTACGCTGACGGTCTGGGCTTCGTGTTCAACACCAGCGTGGAGCAGTTCTTCAAGTCCCTGCGCGATAACGTGGGCGGCTTCATCTTCGCTCAGGAGATGAACGAGAACGGCACTCTGGCGGGCTACCCCTACCGCACCACCAACCTGCTGGAAACTGCCAGCGGCAAGACCTCCATCATCTTTGGCAACTGGAATGACCTCGTGATCGGCGAGCAGGGCGCTCTCGAAATCGAGACCAGCCGCGAGGGTGCGTGGACTGATGATGCTGGCAATCTGGTCTCTGCTTTTGAGAACGACCAGACCCTGATTCGTGCCATCAACAACGTGGACACCGGCCTCCGTCACGACGAGAGCTTCGCTGTGGCGACCAAGGTCGCTGTTCCTGTCTAATCAAAACAGGAGGTAGCCTAAGATGAAAAGAGAACTGATTCAGAACGTCAAGGTTCAGCCCTATACTTCCGGCGCAGCCCTCGACAGGACCGGGTTTCTGTCCGGTGTCATCGGCGCGGTCATCGGCACTGCTGGCGCGCTGACCCTGACCATCACTCACAGTGATGATAACAGCTCCTACGAGGCCGTCACAGACAAGCTGGTCTTCCCCGAGAAGCAGACCGAAGGCGGCACCTTCACCACCGAGGAGCTGGAAGTGGGCGACGTCGTGAATATCGACATCGACCTGCTCGGTCTGAAGAACTACGTGAAAATCACCGCGTCCGGCGCTGCTGCTACCAGCACCACGCTGGCCGTTGTGCTGGGCGACAAGCACGTCCAGCCCGTGTAAGGAGGGCCGTACCATGCCGAGGATTTATAAGCCTGTGGGTCCGACCAGCAACAAGGCTGCCGGTCCCAGCGCCACAAAGACCCCGGCTGCGGCTCCCGCGCCGGAGGTCAAGAAACCGGAAGTGAATAAGAAGACGGAAACAGGCGGCGAGAAGTAATCGCCGCCTGTCCGCATAGGAGGTCTATATGCTTGCAGATAACGCATTAACGACCCTCGACCGGATGAAGCTGATGCTGGGTCTTGCAGACATCGAAGACGAGAGAACGGATGAGATTATCACGCTGCTGATTAACAGAGCTTCATCGTGGATCGAGCGGCAAATCGGCAGGCATTTAGGCCGACACTCGTACCACCAGTGGTATGACGCAGACGGCCAGCAGGAACTCGTCTTGTTGGAGTACCCCATCATCAGCGTCGAGTACGTCAAGCAGGAGGGCAAGATTGTTGACCCGGAAACCTATGACTACGCTCAGACCGGAGAAATCGGGGTCATCTACCGAGACAAGGGATGGCTAAAGGCCGGGTATCGAAGGGGTCTGGCCTACGACATCGTAGCGCCCATGAGGGTCATCGAGGTTAGCTACACGGCTGGTTATGTCCTGCCGAAAGATGCTACAGCTGATGACCCTCAGACCTTACCTTCGGACCTTGAAGGGCTGCTATGGGATATGGTGTCGCAAATCTACACCAACTTGCAGAACGGCTCTCAGGGCCTGTCTTCGTTCTCCATCTCGGACGTGACTTGGAACTTCGACAAGTCCATCCCGGAATCGTGGAAACAGCTCATCAACCTGTACAGGAGGTATTGATATGCCAAATATTGATGCCATCCTCTCGGACTTCCTACGGTTGAAATCCGCCTGCGAGGAAATGTCCAGCAAGAAGATTGTGGTCGGCATCGTTGGCGAAGTGGATTCCGAAGTCCTGAAGGTCGCTCAAATCCATGAGTACGGCACTGAAAAGATGCCAGAACGCTCTTTCCTCCGCGCCAGCTTTGACGCTGACCGGGAGAAGCTCGGTTCCCTTGTCTCCGAACAGGTGAACAAGGTGATTGATGGGAGGGCGTCTGCGACAGCCGCTGCAAACGCCATCGGCGCTCAGGCAGCGCAGATGGTCCAAAACTTCATCGACGATAACCGGGTCAAGCCGCCGTCCAACTTTTCCAAGAAGACGCAGCACACCACGCTGTACGAGACCGGTACGCACATCCGGGACCGCATCGCCTACAAAGTGGAGGAATGACCTATGTTCTACAACACTCCGAGACTTCCGAGGGCGCTGCTGCACATTCTGACGGTAATAAAGCGCACCTACGTGCGCGGCCCCGGAGGACAGTCAAAACCAGTTGATGAGACGGTCACGTCTTTCTGGGGCGTGGTGATGCCGCTGTCTAATTTGGACTGGAAGCAGCTACCGGAAGGGTCGTACACGCAGAACTCTCAGAAACTCTATACGGATGACCCCGTGGACATTGAGCCGGGACAAATCATCCTCGACACATACGACGGTCAGCAGTACACCGTCAAGCAAGAGCTATCCCACAACTCCATCCACCCGATGCACCGCTATCTTGTGGAGGGGGTGAAGAAGGCATGACTTTTGAACAGGCGCGGAACGTGATTGTGGCAGGGCTGGAAGCCCACCTCGGGCATCCGGTCAATCTCTCCGAGCAGATCGCTGATATGCCGGAGTTCCCGTACTGCTACTACAGCGTTTTGGCTCCGCGCATTTCCGACCATTGGTTCGGACTGCGTGAGGTGGTGAGCGAAGGCGAGGAGTTCAAGCTGGTTCGTTCTGAGCCGGTATCGGCCACGCTGTCCTTCACCTTTTGCAGTATGAACCGTGAAACTGATGACGGGTACGTCTTCGGAGAAGACGAGGCGCTGTCGCTGTGTGAGAAAGCCCATGGCTTTTTCCTGCTGAACGGGCGCAGTCTCTCGACCGAACACGGGGACATCGTTATCAGCAACGTGGGCGCTGTCACAAATCGCACCAGTTTTCTCGTGGAGGATTCCGTTCGCCGCTACGGGTTCGACATTCGCATTTCCTATGTGCGGACTGACGAAGTGCCGACCACCACTGTGCTGCGTCCGGGAGCCACCCCGGGAGACATCAAAACCTAAGAAGGAGGAACGCCTTATGGCAAAAGACGTAATCGTCGTGGTGCAGCGGGACGCGCTGCCCACCGAGAAGGAAAGCCTCGACATCCTGCTCGTGTCTACCACCGGCGAGTACCCGGTTGATACGTACCGCGACGTAGCGAGCGTTGAGGCTGTCTACGGGCCTGACGGCCCCTGCCCCAATGCAAAAATCGTTCGCAAGGCGACCACCCTGTTCAATCAGGGCAAGACCACCCTTGCGGAAACCCTTTTGGACAAGTTCAAGATTGTGAGCTTTGCCCCGCCCAGCGCGTCTCCTGCGACCACGGCCTCCTTTGCCGTGACGTTCGCTGGTGCGCCATCCATCGAGGCCAGCAAGACCCTGTGGGCGCGGATTGGCGGGGATGACAAGGCAGTTGTCGAAATCACGACTACTGATGCTGTCACAACCGCAGAGCAGCTTGCAGCCCTGTTTGCTGACACCAGCTTTACCAAGGGCGGCAAGACCTACACCGCCGCCGTTGAGGGCGCTGTGGTGCGCTACACCGCCACTGAGGGCGGCGAGGCTGACACCATTCCCGAGATGGTGGACGTCTTCGAGGATGAGCTTCTGAGTGCCCCTGTGGTGGTCGAGGCGGCTGCCGAGTTCGTGAATGGCACGGACACGGTGAGCGCCGCCGACAACCTTATCAACGCCATCAAGCAGTTCCAGTCCGACGTGGACAACGATTGGTACTACCTGCTGACTGACCGGGACGAGGACGAGTACGTCATCGCCCTTGCCAAGTTCGCGGAGGCCAGCGAGCCGTCCGAAGCGGAGCTGGGCGCTGGCGTCGAGGACCACCGAAAGTTCTACATGGGCCAGACCAGCAACAAGAAGTTCGCCAGCGTGACCTCCCGTGCTGCTGTCATCTACACCGATGAGCAGTATCTGAGTGAGGAGCCTGACGCCTCCTACACCGGCAACGTCGGCCCGTTTTACCCGAAGTCCGTGACGTGGAAGTTCAAGCGCCCGCAGGACGGCAACGCCGATACCAGCGAGGGCGAGAAGCTCATCTCCCTGCCCAAGCTGACCGAGGGCGAGCGCGATGCGCTGCTGGAAAACCACGTCAACTATCTGACGGAGGAGTACAAGCGGCAGTACGTTAAGGACGGCACCTGCCTCGATGGTGAGTTCATCGACATCGTGCTCGGCGCGGACTGGATTGCAAAGCGGATGCGCGATCTGCTCTATGATATGCTGCTGGAAAACGCCAACATCAACTACGGCGATGACGGATTCGGCCTTATCGCCACCGCCCCCGCTCAGGCTCTTGCCGAAGCTGCGGACGAAGACCACAACATCATCGCCAGAGACGCGGAGACCCGCGCCGGCGTGTTCACCATCAATATCCCGAAGTACGCGGATAGCACCGATGAGCAGCGCCGCAACCGTGTGATGCCTGACATCACTTGGGAGGCTCTGCTGTCCGGCGCTGTGCATCAGGTAAAAACCAAAGGCGTCCTGCGTGTGTCGCTGTAAGGAAGGAGTGAGAAACCATGTTGCAGACTTATGACCCCATGAAGGTGAATATCACCTACAACAACCGGCAGCTCCGTATGTTCGGTGACAGTATGTTTACCCTCGCCCGCGACGAGGATAACGTCACGCTGAAGAAGGGTGTGAAGGGCGACAGCACCTACATCCTGAACGCGAACAAGGCCGGCAAGCTGACCATCACGCTTCAGCAGGATTCTCCCGATGTAGCCTTCCTCGAACAGTGCGCGGAACGCAATGTGATGGCAAACCTCGCCATCACGGATGCCAACGACAGCGGTTCTATGTTCTTCGCGCAAAACGTCATGGTGTCCAAGCTGCCCGACAGGGCGAGAGCGAAGGAAGCGGCAGATGTGACCATCATCTTCCTGATTCCTGACATCATGCTCAGTAACTGAGCTGGGCAGTTAGGAGGCTATTCATGATTGAGAAAGTAAACCCGTCCCACCCGGACAAAATCGCTGACCGCATTGCCGGCGCGATTGTGGATTTGGCCTATCAGGTCCAGCCTGACCCGAAGATCGCGGTGGAGGTCCTCATCGGGCATGGCGTGTGTCACGTCATTGTTGAGACCTCTGCTCCGCTGCTCATGCCGGAGGCAGTCAGAGCCATCCACAACGCCATCCGGCGCATCGCAGGTCTCATCCAGATTGACCTGACCATCGTGCCACAGGACACCCACCTCGCAAACAACCAGAGCGAAGGGTTCCGCTGCGGCGACAACGGCATCTTCAAGGGTGTCCCGCTCACGGACGAGCAGAAGACGCTCGCGGCGATTGCCCGCGACATCTACGCCGCCCATCCGTTCGACGGCAAGTACATCCTCGACGATGACCGGCTCATCATCTGCCAGAGCAACGCGGCGAAGGCTGACATCGAGAAGCTGTACCCGACAGCGGAAATCAATCCGCTGGGCGATTGGACCGGCGGCACCGACGTGGACACCGGCGCGACCAACCGCAAGCTCGGCTCTGACATGGCCGATTCCGTCACCGGCGGCGGGCTGCACGGAAAGGACCTGTCCAAAGCGGACGTGTCCGTCAACATCTACGCCTTCCTGAAGGCGCAGGAGACCGGCGAGCCTGTCGAGCTGTGCTGCGCCATCGGCGATGACGCCATCGACGGAAAGCCCTACGAGGAAATCGTGGAGATCGCCCGCCAGTACATTCAGTCCGTGGGAGGCTTCGAGGCTTTCGCGGAATGGGGCCTGTATTGACCCCAGCCCAACCGGAACACAGGTGGAACATTGACTGGAACATTTGAATTAAAGTCGTGATTTAGACACGAAAGTCGAAAGTCAGGGCGCAAAGTCGAGCAATGTTCCACCCAATGTTCCACCTCGAATGTTCCGTTGTTCCGTCAATGTTCCACCCAATGTTCCACTTGCAAAAACGCGAAAACCCTTGATATTACTCACTTTTTTCATGTTTTCTCTATCAAATGGAACATTGGAACATTGATAACTAAATACACCTAAAAATAGAGGGATTAGAGGAATTAGAGGAAAACACACGTCCCTAATTCGCCTAATTCGCGCAAATTATACGCGCGCACGCGCGCGAGAAGGAGGACACGACCTATGGCCCGTACAAAAACCGTAACCGTGGGTGGCACTGATTATCAGCTTCAGAGCGTGACCTACTCTTGGTACTCCAACCTGACAGACCTGTACATCAACCCAGCCAACGGCAGAAAGAACACCGCGAAGTACGTGGACGCTCTTATTAAGGGCTGCGTCACCGCACCGGCTGAGGTAGCCAAAGGCGGTTTGAAATACTTCGACGAGCAGGATGACCTCGCGACACCGAGCGAACTGGTGCGCGAGATCGAGAACTTTCTTGCGGAGCGAAATAAATCCTAAGACCGCAAAGCGCCGAGCGCAGAACAACGAGCGTCTGTGGAGGATGGTCTTCTGCATGAGCGGCATCAGCTACTCAGAGCTGAAGGCTATGGACCTGTACGACTTCGCAGAAGCTGAACAGGCCCGCATCCTCTGGCAGACCGAGTGGAATAAAAAAGACTGACCGAAGGGAGGGATGAACCGTGGATGAGGCCCGCAGCCTAACATATAGCATCAATGTTGAGGCCAACACCTCCCAGGCTGAGGCGAGCATACGGAATATCACGAGCAACCTCGGCGGTCTGGGCGGCAGCACAATCAACATTGATGCAGATACGTCTCAGGCTGAATCGAACATCCGAAATGTCACAAGCAGTCTTGGTGGTGTTCAGACACAGGCCCGGTCCGTCGGTTCGGCCTTCCGCAGTTCCTTTCTTGACGGTATCGACAGCGGCAACAGCTTCTCGTCCTCCCTACGCTCCGGCGTAGGCGGGGCGTTCAGCTATGTCACTGGACAGGCCAAGGGGTTTGTCAGCAGCGTAGCGTCCAGCGCGTCTGAAATTGGGAACAAGTTTGCCCATCCAATCTCGACCATCAAGAACGGGTTGGGCAACGCCATCCAGAACGCGAAAAGCCGTTTCATTGAAATGGCCCGCAGCGCTCAGCAAGCTGAGAACGCAACCGGTGAACTGGGTGACGCCGCAGGAGAGGCCCGCCGCAATGTCTCCGAACTTGGAGACGCGGCAGACGATTCCGGTGGAAAACTCAGTAAGTTTGGTGGAATTCTGAAAGGCGCTGGGGCAGCAATCGGTGCGGTGAGCGCCGCCGCTGCCGCCGGCGCTGTTGCCATTGGCAAGGCCGTTGTGTCGGCCTATGCCGAGTACGAGCAGCTTGTCGGCGGCGTCGATACGCTGTTCAAAGACGCATCAGGGAAGGTGCAGCAGTATGCAGCAAACGCCTTCCAGACCGCCGGTATGTCTGGCAACGAGTACATGAACCTCGTGACCAGTTTTTCCGCGAGCTTGATTAACTCTCTCGGCGGTGATACCAACCTTGCTGCGGACGTGGCAAATCAGGCCATCACGGACATGGCCGACAACGCGAACAAGATGGGCACCGACCTCGGAACCATCCAGAACGCGTATCAGGGCTTTGCCAAGCAGAACTACGATATGCTGGACAACCTGAAGCTCGGTTATGGCGGTACGAAGACCGAGATGGAGCGGTTGCTGGCTGATGCCGGTAAGCTCGCTGGCACCACGTTCGACATCAACTCTTTTGCTGATGTGACCGAGGCCATCCACGTCATCCAGACGGAGATGGGTATTACCGGCACTACGGCGAAGGAGGCTGCTGAGACAATCAGCGGCTCGTGGGCCAGCACCAAAGCGGCCATGCAAAACCTGTTCGCCGGCCTCGGCAACGAGAACGCTGACATTGGCAAGCTGGTGAACGACGTCACGAAGAACTTCAGCAACGTGGTGAAGAACGTCACCCCGATTGTTGAAAACCTCGCGTCCGCGCTGCCGGAGGCGCTGGGACAGGCAATCCCAGCCATCAGCGGGCTGCTGCCGCCCATTCTCGAAGCGGTGGCGGGCATCTTTGATGAGGTGCTGAGTTCTATCATCGGGCTGCTGCCCGAGTTGGCTCCGGTGGCCGTAGACGCTGTGCTGATGATCGCGCAGACCCTTGTCGAGAACGCGCCGGTGATTGCAGACGCAGCCATCCAGTTGGTGAACGGCCTGATTACCTCGGTGGGCCAGATGCTCCCGACGCTCATCCCGGAGTTCGTGAACGCCATCGTGTCGGTGGCGACTTCGCTCATCGACAACATCCCGATGCTGATTGATGCAGGTATGCAGCTCCTGAGCGGGCTGGCAGAGGGCATTATGACCGCCCTGCCGCAGCTCATCGAGCAGCTGCCCCTCATCATCGACGGCATCATCGCAGCTCTGACAGAGAGCCTACCGCTCATCTTGGAACAGGGCGCGACCATCATTATGAACCTCGTGCAAGGCATCGTAGACACGGTGCCGCTGCTGCTCGAACAGCTCCCGGTCATCATCGAATCGCTCATCACGTTCTTCACGGAGAATATGCCGCTCATCTTGGAGCAGGGCATCCAGATCCTGACGAACTTGGCGATGGGCATTGTTCAGGCTATTCCGGCTCTGCTGGAACAGCTACCGGCCATCATCACGTCGATTGCTGACACGCTGGTGGCGAATATGCCGATGATTCTTGAAACCGGTATGCAGCTACTGCTTCAGCTCGCAAGTGGTATCATTCAAGCCATCCCGCAGCTCGTAGCGCAGTTGCCGCAAATCATCTCGGCAATCGTGAGTGGCATCGGGGCGCTGATGAGCGGTATCGTCAACATCGGCAAGAGCATCGTCGAAGGCATTTGGAGCGGTATTTCCTCCATGATTGGGTGGATTACTGACAAAGTGAAGGGCTTCTTCAGCGGCATCGTCAACGGCGTGAAAGGCTTGCTCGGCATCAACTCTCCGTCGAAAGTGTTCTCCGACCAAGTTGGTACGAACATGGCCCTCGGCGTGGGCGAAGGCTTCGAGAAGACGATGGGCGGCGTCAGGAAGGACATCGAGGGCGCTATCCCCACTGAGTTTAATCTGCCCTCTGTCAACGCGCCGGCGGTGGATGACGTCACCTATGGCGTCAACCCCGTGGTCAACGGCTTTGACCCGGCGGCTGTCAACGGGCAGGTCGCGCAGGTCATTATGGTCAGCCCTGAGCTGCTGCGGCTGCTGGCTGACGGCGTGGGCGTTGCCCAAGTCACCGGACCCGAGCAACCCGCCCCTACGGGCGGCGAGGGCGGCTCTGGCGACAAGCCGCAGCCTGTGGACATCGACACCGGCGACCCGGACTTCCCCACTTATGGCGGCTCTCCCGCGCCGGCCTTTGCGCCGAACATCGTGGTCAACGTGTACGGCGACGCCTCTGAGGAGGCGGTGGACAATATGCGCGAATCCCTGCGTGATACGGTCCGCGAGCTGTACGATGAGTTCCGTGAGGAGGAGTTGCAGCAGATGTCCCTGAAGAACCAGTATTCCTTCTAAGGAGGTGTCGAAATGGCTTATACGCTCACCGGGCGAAAGGGCGGGACGGTCCGTTTCGTGCCTTTTGAAAACGGCGTGGTCGAGAAAGAGAGCGAGAGCTACAGCAGCTCCGTGACCTCCAACCCGGTGGAGGACGGGGCTGACATCAACGACCACGTGAACAACGCTGCGGGCCAGCTCATGATTTCAGGCACCATCGTGGGCGGGGACAGCGCCATCAACGCGCTGAAGGCCATGCGGGAATCCCGTGACATCATCACGTACACCGGCGTGACCCGCATGACGAACCTCGTGTTCACCAGTCTGAAGTTTGACCGCAGCTACAAAAACCGGAACGGCGCGTCCTTCTCAGCCACGCTGAAGCAGGTGCGGCTCGTTTCGTCTGAGTTCGTCCCGATGGATTCCGAAGTCCTGATGTCCAGTCAGGACGCCGGCAAGACGGACAACCAGCAGCTGGCGAAAACCGCAAGCATGGGAATGACCACCGCCTCCCTGCAATCGGTCAGCTCTGCCAGTGCGGAGCGTTACAGGGAGGCATACGATACGCCGAGCAGCTCTGCCCCGCTGACGCGGAGCACGGGCAGCTACGACGGTCTGGCAGTTTGACAGGAGGTGATAGAGTATGGCGCTGCAACTGATTGACCTGAACGAAGACGTTGAGTACATCGACATTGACGTGTCGAAGGTGCCGTACTCTTTCTCCATCAAGCTGACGGATAAGACGTACACGTTCACCGTCAAGTACAACGAGGTCGGGAAGTTCTTCACCGTTGACCTTCTTGACCTCAACGGTGACGTGCTTGTGTTCGGAGAAATCATCCGGTATGGCAGGGCGTTGTTCAACGTCGTGGAAGACGAGCGGTTTCCGCTGCCGGTCATCATCCCCGTCTGCATCACGGGTGAGGCAATCTCCGAGGTGACGCCTGAGAACTTCGGCAAGGAAGTCAAGCTCTACCTCTACGAAAGGAAGGTGGAGTAAGATGGCGTTTTGGATTCGGGAAGCTACGCTGGTCATCGGGAACAAGAAGTACACGCTCGGCGAGCTGGACTTCAAGTTTAGCATCCCGTTTGATGACAGCGATGAGCCGCCGGTGGCGACGGTGACGGTGACGAACCTCTCCGCAAATACCCGCGCCAACATCAAAAAGAACGACCCGGTTATCCTGAACGCCGGGTACGAGGGCGATGTTGGCTGCATTTTGATTGGAAAAGTGGTCGGCTTGAAACACAAGCAGTCCAACACGGACTGGACCTCCACACTGACCGTCCAGCCCTGCGCCGACGAGATTCTCGGCAAGCTCATCAACAAGACCTACGTGCAGAACTCCAAGGCGTCAGCCATCGTGAAAGACCTGCTGAACATCTTCGGCGTTGAGGTCTCGAAATGTGAGCTGACTACCGACGTGAGTTACCCGCGCGGGCGGGTCTGCCGGGGCAATCTGAAGCAGGTGCTGACGGAGATCGTGGTGAATGAGTGCAAGAGCCGCTTTATCATACGGACCACAGGGCAAATCTACATCACCAAGGCCGATGACGGTATCGACAACGGCCTGACGCTCACACCGGCCAACGGACTGCTTCGGGCCGATGAGGAGAAGGTGCAGATTCCCGTGGAGACCGACCTGAACTCTCAGACCACAGGCGAGGACCGGGACGAGGACACCATCTCCCGCTCCTGTCTGCTCAACTATCGTGTGGCTACCGCAGAGGTCATCAAAATTCAGTCGGCTGACCTGAATGGCCGCTTCATTGTCGTGGAAGGCAAGCACAGCGGCGGCAGGACAAGCGACTGGGAGACCTCGATGGAGCTGAGGCCGTACTAAGGAGGTGAGCCGATGCCGAATGTAAAGCCATATAACTACCAGCAAATCCACGACCGGCGGTTGGCTGAATCCATCTGCGTGGCGGCGGTTGTGTCAGTCACGGCGTTCGACCCCGCCAAAATGACGGTTGACGTACAGCCCCTGTCCAAGCACTTGCAGAACGGCAAATATGAGAGCCAGCCGCCCATCCTGAGCATCCCCGTCGCTTGCACCCGCAGCGGCGGTTTCATCATTCGCCCGTGGATTAAGGTGGGCGATGTCGGCGTGGTGGTGTACCTCGACCACGACATGGACAGCACTGTGAGCGGCGCGAAGGAGGCCCAGCCGCTGACCGAACGCAATCACGCCACTACCGACGCCGTGTTCATTGGTGGCATTGTGGCGGGCGGCTACACGGTGCAGGGCCTCCCCAGCGAAGCCCCTGTCCTCGCAACGGATGACGGCGGCGTCTACGTCGCGGTCACGAAGGGCGGGGTGCAAATCAAGGGCGACGTCCACGTGGAAGGCCAAATCACGGCCTCGAAGGACATCGTGGCCGAGGAGCGTGTCAGCGGGGCGCACCACACCCATCCCGGCGATTCCGGCGGCATGACCGGGCAGCCTGTATAGGAGGTGGTGGCGCATGGAAAACATGACCCTGCTAATTGACCCAGACACCCGCGACTTGGTGCTGGATGACGAGGGCCACTTCGCGAAGATTTTTGACCGCGACACTACGGTCCAGAATGTCCGACACGCCCTGCTGACGTGGAAGGCCGAGTTTTTCGCCGATGCTGTCCACGGCACCGATTATGAACGGATTCTTGGCGTCAACCAGAACGACGTGGACGAGGAAGAAATCAAGGAAATCATGCGGGAGGCCATCTTTCAGGAGCCGGACGTTTCCCGCATTGATTCGATGACCGTCTCCTATGACGGCAGGAGCGTCTCGGTGGCCTTCACCGCAACGCTCGTCAATAAAGAGACCATCACATTGGAGGTGACAGCATAATGGCGAAAACCACAGACTGGGGCCTGACTGACGCCGGTTTCAGACGCCCCACCTACGCAGAGTTGCTGGACGCGCTCGAATACAAAGCGCGTGAGCTGTTCGGCTCCAAAGCCAACCTGACCGTGCGCTCTCCGCTGGGTATTTTCCTGCGGATTTACGCTTGGATGCTCAACCTCCTGTTCTCCACCCTCGAAGACGTCTACAACAGCCGGTTCGTGGACACGGCGGTAGGCCACAGCCTGTACAACCTCGGACGGGCAATCGGCCTACGGCTGCTCGGGGCGCAGAAAGCCGTGGGCTACCTCACCTTTACCGGTGAGATAGGCACGGAGGTCCCGGAAGGCTACCTCGCAGAGACGGTTGCGGGGCAACAGTACATCACGCTGCAATCCGGCGTCATCCTCGACGGCAGCATCACGCTCCCAGCCTCCGCTGTGGTGGCCGGTCCTGACGGGAACACGGACGCCGGTACGATTACCATTATCACCAACCCGAAGACAGGTATCACGGCGGTTACAAACGCCGCGTCGTTCGAGGGCGGGCGCAACACCGAAACGGACGACGAGTTCCGCGCCCGGTATTACGTCTCCACGGACTTCGCCGGCGGCGTCAACCTCGACGCCATTATCGCCGCGATCTATGAGAATGTCGAGGCCGTCATCGCTGTGACCGGCGAGGAGAACGACACCGACGAGACTAACGCCAGCGGCTTGCCGCCCCACTCCATCGAGCTGGTGGTGTACGGCGGGTTGGACGAGGAGATCGCCAAGTCCATTCACCGCAGGAAGGGCGCGGGCATTCAGACCTACGGCAATGTGACCGTGCCGGTGGTAGACGCCGCCGGTAACATCAAGAATATCTGTTTCAGCCGTCCCGCGCCGGTGAACGTTTGGGTGAAGGTGTTCAATCTCCAAACCGACAACACCTTTCCGCTGGACGGCATCGAGCAAATCAAGCAGCGGCTCGCGGAGTATATCGGCTCCGACACGCGCGGCGGCTTGAATATCGGCCAGAACGTCATCTGCGTGGCCCTCCCGACGGAGGTTTTCAAGGTCCAAGGCGTCGTAGACTTCGACCTGCAAATCAGCTCTGACGGGGAGACCTACAGCTGGAAGAATATCACCATCGCGGCTCGCGAGAAGGCGGTCACGAATGAGGATATGGTGGTGGTCGAATGAGCAATAAGTTCCTCTCTAAAATGCTGTACGCGCTGACCAGCGCCTACAGCCGAAAAGACTACGACAACGTGCAGTTGGGCCTCCCGCTGGAAACCAACATTGGCAAGCTGTTCTCCATCCTTGCATGGGGCCTCGAAACTGTCGAGGAGCAGGCCGAGCTGGTACGACTGTGGGATGACCTTGACTATGCCTGTGGCTCTGTGCTTGACCGCTATGGCGCGAACTTCGGCGTTAAGCGGGTCAGTTCTGACGATAGATTCTACCGGCTCGCCATCAGGGTGAAAATCATGGCGCAGCTCTCGGGCGGCGACACGGACACGGTGATTCGGGCAGCAGCTATGCTGCTTGATGTGGAGCAGAGCGATGTGCTGCTGGAAGATGTGTTTCCGGCCAAGATCGCCTTGTATGTAGACACCAGCCTGCTGTCTCCCGACCGGGAGGAGCTGATTGAGCCTATCGCCTACGCTATCAAGCGGATTTTGGTGGCGGGCGTCGGTATGCGGCTCTACCTCCGTACCTACCGCACCTACCGCTACGACCTGACCTTGCTGCGCTGCGGGTTCGTGGACACGGACGTGTCTGCCGTGCCGGTGGGCCAAGACAGAGAAAGCACAGATGTGCTGGGCGTCAACTTTGGCGGGTATTTGGGGGCAAAGTTCGCGCCTCCTCCGTTCAGTGCTGATAGGACCGCCCAGATGCCCGTCCAGCTCTCGCGTGGAGCCGTTCAGACGCCTACCCTGACATCTACCCCGCCCGACGTGAAAAGGGCGCACAGAGGCCGTCAGGACGGTGCAGGAGGGGTTGTCTATCACACGCACATCAAATCCAAGAGAATTGACTAAGAAGGAGGAGCGATTATGTCCAAGTTTGAAGACGGGAGCTACGGTTCCCTCACCGGCGTAAGTCTGATTGGCAAAGTCCTCGCGGGTAGATGCTCGATGAAGTACACGAGGGCGGCGGCGGGCAGCGGCCAGATTCCCGAAGGCATGACGCCGAAGACCATGACCGGGCCTGCCGGGTATGTCATGGACGCGATGATTGCCGCCGTGACAAACCCCGTGGACGGCGAGTGCCAAGTCACGGTCCAAATCAAGAGCGACAATGTGGAGACGGGCTTTTACCTGACGAACATCGTGCTCTTTGCTGAGGACCCGGACGAGGGCGAAGTCCCGTTCACCTACCTGTCCCTTGAAAATGAGCCGGAGTGGATTCGCCCTGCAAGCTCCATCGTGGGCAAGCTCGCCACGTTCGACCTCATCGCGGCGGTGGGCGACGTTGACGCCGTGACCGCCATCATCGACCCGGAGGCAATCGCCACTGTCGCCCACGTGCAGCAGATGATTGCCGACCACAACTCCGACCCCAACGCCCACGGCGGCAGTCTGGGCGGCGGTGGTGATGTGGCTGAGGTCGAAATCACGATTCCCGCCGCTGGCTGGGCCAGCAGCGCGGATTTGGAAGATGCAGAAGACATTGTGGAAGGAGAGCTTTATCTGGACCTCCCCGTTGAGGAAGCCATCGAAGGCTTGATTCCGCAGGTCATGTTGCATAAAGCCGCCCAGAATATCGCAAAGGCAGCCGGCATGAGCGCATCTTCCCGTGTGCTTGACGGCGCTGTGCGGTTCTGGGTGCAGCAAGCGCCGACGGAGGACATGGCGGCTACCCTCGTGTTGCTGTCTGCCGACGGCGGCATCAGTGGAGGGGGTGGCACCTATGTATTGCCAGTAGCAACTAAGGACCGCTTGGGCGGCGTAAAACTCGGCGACGGATTCTCCACCACGCCCGATGGCACACTCTCGTATGAAGGCTCCGGCCTTCCCGACGAGGCCATCGTGACCACCGGCGACACGGAGCAGATGCTTGACGAAGTGTTCCCGCCCGAGGAAAACGAACCGCAAAACTAAGAAATAGGAGGAGACCGAAATATGGCTTATGACGAGACCAAGGTCGTAAACGTAAAAGCCCTGAAGGACACGGCGACCCGCATCAAGACGGAATATCTCGCCGCGATTTCCAAAGCGGGCCATGCCCGCTTCCAGAAGTCCGATACCGTGCCTGACGCTGGCACGGCTGAGGAAAACGTGCTGTACCTCGTCCACAACGATGAGACCGGCCATTACGACGTGTACGCCCTGATTGACGGTGTGGTCGAGCTGCTCGACGATACCACCGTCAGTCTGGACGGCTACGTAACCGACGATGATCTGGCTGAGGCGCTCAACGGCGTGGGCGGCGGTGCGGTGTACACCGGCACCAAGACCGACCTTGAAGCGACCGACGCTTCGGTCATCGAGGCGTACTTCACTGAGCACAGCGACATTACCCCGAAGGCCGGAGATATGTTTGCTGTGGTCACTGTGGTGGACAGCATCACCTATGAGATGACCGCCTACCGTTTCGACGGCGAGGACTGGGTGAGCATCACCGGTAATGTGGATGCCGACAAGGTGATTATGCCGGAGGACATCACGCTGGCCGGCAACTACACCCAGTTCGGCAACCTGACCAAGAACGCGGACGGCACCGCCACTCTCAGCTCTAAGGGCAAGAGTGTGCTGGACGTGTTCACCGAAATCCTGAGCAAACGCCTTCAGCCCGCTATCACCGCCCAGCCCAGCATCAGCGGGTTCAACCTGTCCGGTGCGAAGGCTGTGGAGGCCGGCACCTCTCTGGCGTCTGCTGCGTACACGGCAGGCAATCTGAACCCCGGCAGCTACCAGTACGGCCCGGAGACCGGTGTCACCGCCTCCAACTGGGTGGTGCAGCGTATCACTGACGGCGGCACTGAGCAGATCGCCAGCGTGGACGCTGCCAGCCTGAGCGCTGGTTCCGATAACAATGGCGGCAATGGCTTTATCATCGGAGACCAGGCCGGCGAGAACGTCGTGGCGTCCCTGAAGTACAAGGCCATCGCCACTCACGGCGCTGGTGTGACTGCCAACGACAACCTCGGCAGCGCCTCTGACCCTGCCGTGAACATCGCTTCCGGTACGAAGGAGAAGACCACCGGGGCCTACACGCCCTACCGGAACTACTTCTACGGGGCCACCGCAGAGAAGCCCACCGTTGACAGTGCCTATATCCGGGGTCTGACCAAGAGCAACAAGGCATATGCCGCCGGTACGCTGACTATCAACGTCCCTGCCGGGGCGCAGCGTGTGGTCATCGCCTGCATCGCTGGCAAGACCGGCGTGACCAAGGTCATCAACGAGACCGCGATGAATGCCGACGTGACCAGCACCTTTACGCAGTCTTCCGTCAATGTCGAGGGCGCTGAGGGCTACACCGCCGTTGCGTACAACGTGTGGGTGTTTGAGCCTGCTGTGCCTTACGAGAACGCCGCGACCCTGAAGGTCACGCTGGGCTGAGAGGAGGGAATGAAGTATGGCTATCAACGGTTCTGACAAGAGTTTTGCCTTTATGGAGTTCCCGCTGAGTATGTCCCGGCAGGATGCTTTCCCGCTGGACAAAAACTCGGTGTTCTACTCTATGTCCGACGCGCAAACCTACGCACAGACCAACCCGACCGCCTATGTCGGTCAGGTCATCGCTGTGGTGGAGGAAGGCGTCTCCACCGTCTATCAGATTAAGAACGCCGCCGGCGAGCTGGAAGCTCTCGGCACCGGAGACCTCGAAGGCGACGTAGACGCCATCGTGGATGGCCGCATCGCCACTGACGGCGAAGTCGCTGAGATGATTTCCGAAATCTTTGGCTCGGAAGACCCCGAAGCCTGAGATAATACCAAAACTTATTAGGAGGATTTTATCATGAGTTACGATGTCAACAAGCTCACCAAGCTCGGCCATCTGAAGTCTCTGGCTACGAACCTGAAGGCTGCTATCCCTACCAAGGTCAGCCAGCTCACTAATGACGCCCAGTATCAGACCAACGCGCAGGTAGCTCAGGCCATCCAGACCGCTATCGCTGCCACCGGCCATGCCCACTTCGAGAAGGTGGACGCCGTTCCCGAGGCTGCCTCCGCACAGAACAACGTGCTGTACCTCGTGCTGAACGAGGAGACCCAGCACTACGACATCTATGCCAAGGTTGAGGGCGAGGTCGTTCTGCTGGACGATACCACTGTTGACCTGTCCAACTATGTCCAGAAGGACGGCGACAAGGTGCTGTCGGACAACAACTTCTCCGATGCCGATAAGACCAAGCTGGACGGCATCGCAGAGGGCGCGAATAACTACACCCACCCCTCTCACACCGCCGCTGCGAGCGGCTTCTACAAGGTGACTGTGGATGAGCTGGGCCACGTGACCGCTGTGACTGCCGTCACCAAGGAGGACATCACTGGTCTGGGCATCCCCGGACAGGACACCACCTACCAGAAGGCTACTGCCGAGGCTGATGGCCTGATGTCCAAGGAGCACTTCTCCAAGGTCGAGGGCGTCGCCGCTGGTGCGACCAAGGTCGAGGCCAGCACTACCGTTGGCAACATCAAGATTAACGGCACTGAGACCCCCGTGGTGACTATCGCCACCGACGGTGAGGTCGCTGAGATGCTGGCCGAGGTTTTCCCCACCACCTAAGCAGTAAAGCCTGAAGGACGGGCAGACGGGTGGGTCGTGGAGGGTTGCCTGTCCCTCAGCCATATTTAGGAGGTGATACACATTGGCAGTTGTAGCCTTTAACCATCTGAAATCTCTGGCGCTGAAGGTAAAGGCCGAGATCGCCGAAGTCGCTAACGCGGCTGCGGACGCCTTGGAGGAACTCGAAGCGCAAAAGCCCGATAAGGCGCAGGAGGTGTCGGCGACGATTCCGGTAACGGGATGGTCAGCGGACACCAACGCCTATCCGAACTACTATGACCTCACTGCTGCCGGCGTGACCGAACATGACGAAGCGAGGGTCAATCCTGACCCCGCATCCGTCGCTGTTATGGTGGCCTGCGGCTTTTGCCCGACCTGCGAGATGCTGGACGGGAAAATCCGATTCCGTGCCTTGCAGGTCCCGGCCAGTGCCATCTCTGTGAGGTATCGGATTCAGCAAGGAAAGGAGTAAGCCTATGGGCAACTATGGAAGTGTGAACGTACCCGGCGTCAGCGGCCCTGAGCTTGAAGCGGTTCGCGCCATCGCCAACAGCGCGTTGGAGAAGGCAAACGAAGCGCTTGAAGGGGGCGGCGGCTCCGGGTGTGTTCTGAAAATCACGTTCGACGCTGAGTTCGCCGGTCAGGAGTACACGGTCACTGACGGCGCGGGAGACACTAAAACCGGCACTGTGCCGGAGAGCCTCGTGGATTCCGTCAGCGTCAAGAACTGCAATACGGAGTACACTGTCAGCGCGAGCACCGCGACTGGCGAGCAGTATTCCACAACCGTGACCACCGGCGCATACTTCGGCCAGTACGAAGTCACGCTGGCCGTGTTCACCGCGACCATCACAGTCACGACCGCTCCCGGTGCGGAGGCAAAGGCTGTCCTCGGCGGCAGTACCTACAGTGCCACCGCAAACGGCAGCGGCGTTGCCGCGATTTCGGTCAAGAAGGCCGGCAAATACGCGGTAAGCGCCACAATTTCCGGCAAGACCTCTGCGTCCGTAGAGGTCAACGTGACGGAGGCCGGCGAGAACTACACCGCCACCGTCAAAATCCCCATTGCGGCCATCCCGTCTCAGGGCGAGAGCTTGACCTACACCGGTCAGGCGCAGACCCCAACGTTCGACGATTACAACAGCGCCGAGCTGACACTGGGCGGCACGACCAGCGGCACCAACGCCGGCAGCTACAATGCCAGCTTCACTCCGAAGCCCGGCTACCAGTGGAGCGACAGCACGACCACCGCCAAGACCGTGGTGTGGAGCATTGCCAAGGCTGCTGGCTCTCTGAGCCTCAATCCGACTTCGCTGTCGCTGAACGGCGATTCGCCTACCGGCTCCGTCACTGTGACCCGTGCGGGCGACGGTGCGATTACCGCCACGTCCGGCGACCCCGATGTCGTCAGCGTGTCGGTCAGCGGCAACAAGGTAAACGTCACCGCGCTCGATGAGGGCAACGTGACTGTAACTGTAAAGGTCGCGGCTGGCACGAACCACAACGCTCCCGCCAACAAGACCTTTACGGTCAACGTGACCAACATGGTCCACATCTACGGCGCGAGCTGGGATGGCAGCAGCACGACCAAGTGGACCCGCACCGATGAGGCGGCGGGCTTCACTGACCCCGTGCCGTATGTGAAGGGCGCAAGTAAGTACAGCTCTCCCTTCGACGATTTGCAGCCGTGGGCGGGCATGGTCAAGAGCGAGCGCACCGGCGGTACGATGGTCGCCATCCCGAAGTTCTGGTACAAGCTGACCCAGAACGGCAACGGCCTGAAAATCCAGATCGCCGACAGAGCGCAGAGCGGCTTTTCTGTTTCCCCCGCCCACATGGACAGGGGCGACGGCAAGGGCGAGCGCGATGTCGTGTACATCGGTCGCTATCACTGCCACACGAGCAACTGGAAAAGCCAGTCCGGTGGTCAGCCCAAAGCCGACATCACTCGTTCGTCTGCTCGGTCCAGCATCCATAATCTCGGCTCGAACATCTGGCAGATGGACTTCGCCATGCGCTTTACCATCTGGCTGCTCTACATCGTAGAGTTCGCCGACTGGAACTCTCAGGCGAAAATCGGGTATGGCTGTTCTCCAAGTGGCAGCAAGTTCAACATGGGCGCGACGGACAGTATGCCGTACCACACCGGCACCACGCAGAACTCCCGCACCTCGTATAGCTGCTGCCAGTACCGCAACATCGAGGGCTTGTGGGATAACGTGTACGACTGGATGGACGGTTGCTATTACAACGGCAGCGGCCTGAACGTCATCAAGAACCCCAACCAGTTCAGCGACAGTGCCAACGGCGTGAGTGTCGGCACCCCGTCGAACGGCTACCCCTCCAAGTTTACAGTGAAGACGAATGGCGGGTTCCCGTTGTTCATTCCCACTGCGGCGAACGGCAGCGATTCTACGTATTCGTGCGATAGCTGGGGCTTCAACTCGTCGGGCCCGTGCCTCTTCGTTGGTGGCGGCTGCTACCAGAGCACCATCCACGGCTTGTTCTTCGTCTACTGCAACGTCGCGTCGAACTCGTACGCGAACGTCGGCTGCCGCCTCCAAGAACTCCCCTAATGGGGGAGTTTGAGGGGGCGAAGCCCCCTCATAAGGGACCCGCGCCGTAGGCGCGGGGACCAACCGGGGCTACCTGTGCAGTGCCGATGTCATCGTTCTGGGTTACGTGCGATAACTGGAACTTCAACTCGTCGAACCCGTGCCTCTACGTTGGTGGCAACTACAACCAGAACACCAACCACGGCTTGTTCTACGTCAACTACAACAACGCGTCGAACTCGAACGCGAACATCGGCTGCCGCATCCTTTTTGTGCTTTGCTCATCCTCCATTCACGGCACAGGTAGTCGCGCACCCCTTGGTGAAGATAAGCAAATTTGGGGAGCGGGTTAGTACACCTCTGCGGAGGCGCTGGAAAGCCCGTACAGCTAAAAGGAGGAACATCCCTGTGAAGCGAGCAAAGAATCTCTTTGAGAAGCTCGTATCTGATGACAACCTGCTGCTTGCCATCGACGAGGTGAACCGCACCCACCACTGGCGCACACACCACCGTCCGAACTCCATCACCGCATGGGTGGAGGAAACGAAGGAGGAGCGCGTCGTGGAGCTGCGGCAAATCATCATCGACGGTTTCGAGCAGAAGAAACCTCATGTGTCCCAGCGGTGGGACGCCAGCGCCCGGAAGTGGCGCACGGTCAGTGAGCCGGCCCAGTGGCCGGACCAGTACGTCCACCACGCGCTGATTCAGGTCTTGCAGCCAGTGTTCATGCGCGGCATGGATTATTACTGCTGTGGGAGCATTCGGGGCAGGGGTCCGCATCACGCACGAAAGGCCATCGAGATCTGGATGGATAAGGACCCAAAGGGTACGAAGTACGAACTCTGCGGAGACATCCGGCATTTCTACGACAGCCTGAAACCGGAAGTGGTGATGGACCGTATGCGCCAGCTCATCAAGGACCGCCGCGTCCTCGACCTGATTTGGCGTGTTATCAAAGACGGCGTTCTGATTGGGGCCTATACCTCGCAGTGGTTTGCCAACACGGTTTTGCAGCCGCTGGACCACCTCATCCGTGAGAATGGATTGTGCCGGCACTACGTTCGCTACATGGACAACCTGACCATTTTCGGGTCGAACAAACGCAAGCTGAAAAAGCTGCGAGTGCTCATCGAGAATTGGCTGAACGCCCATCAGCTAAGGTTGAAAGCGGACTGGCAAATCTTTCCCGTAGTCAGGAGGCATCCTCGCATTCCGCTGGACCCTCCACGGCGCGGGTATGAGAGGCCAAAAGACCGTATGCCGGACGCAGTGGGCTATCGTTATGGGCGTGGCTACACCATCCCGCGCAAGCACAACCTTCTCCGCATCAAACGGGCGATTGCCCGTTACCGAAAGCGGAAGCGCTTGAAAAAGCGCATCTTGGCTGGGGCGGCGTCAAGCCTGCTGTCCCGCCTTGGGCAGTTGAAACACTGCAATAACCACAACCTGTATCGGATGCTGTTCCAAGGTGAACGCCTCATGCGTGAGCTGAAGCGCATCATCCGGCAGAAGCAGCGAAAGGAGGAACTCACTTGGAATACGTATTTGGAACGCAGGGCGAAATCGAAGTCCTCAAAACAAAGGGCGATTCCCACACCGACCTGACCGGGTTCCACCAGATCGAGCAGACCTTCCCCGACCAGACCATCACCGATAACTTCCGCGTCGTGCGGAAAATCAATAGCGCCGAGGACGTGGAGGGCAACTGCTACGACTGGTACGAAATCGACCGGCATTATCGTGCCGTCGATAAGACCGGGCCTGTTATCCAGCAGGTCAACGAGAGCACTGCCGCGCTGGAAGACGCCCTGTGTGAGCAGGACGAGCTGACCGGCACCCGGATGAGCGAGATCGAGGACGCCATGTGTGAGCAGGACGAGATGAATGATGAGCGTATGAGCGCCATTGAGGACGCCGTATGCGAGCTGGATTCCCTTGTCAGCACTCTTGCCATTTCTGAAGGAGGTACAAACTGATGAATAAGATTTGGGCCAACCGGCTGATTGCCGGTACGCAGGTTTGGGATTCTGTTCCCGACTACCGCAAGAACGGTGTTAAGACCGAGCTGGCGTCCCGCGTGGAGGACGGCGAAATCAACGCTGACCGCTACGAGGAGATTACCGGCGAGAAGTACGTTGTCGCCGAATGAGCGTCATCGAAGAATTGGCCGACATCTGCCTCCGGCAAGCTGGCATCATCAAGGCTCAGGCCGAGGTGTTAGAGCAGCTCGGGGCGCAGGCTCTGGAAGATGAGGCACTTGCCGCCCGTTTGCAGACGCTCGTCGGCGACGTCAATATGGCTGAATACCGGCGGTCTGTATAAGGCCGCCGGCTTTTTCAGACTAAAGGTGGGAGGTAATGCCATTGACTGGATTGGAGGAGTTCAAGGACGTGTTCGGCAGCATCACGGTACTCAATGTTGTCGAGCTGCTGCTTGCTATCCTATTCTGCTACCTGATTTACAGGAAGGTGTCAAAGTACCTGATTGAACGGTACGAGGCCGGCAAGAAGAAGGACGAGCAGCTCAAAACCGCCCTTGACCAAGTAAGCAAATACCCTGAGTACCGCGCACAAAGTCTGCGGGTCCAGAAGGAGCTGCAGACGGAAATCGACGCCCTGCACTCGGCGCAGAGCGAGCAGATCGAGCGGCTGAAGGAGATGGAGGATGACATGACCCGCCGCGAGCGGAACCGGCTCAGAGACCGTCTGCTTCAGAGCTACCGGTATTATACCGACCCTGCTTGCAACCCGGCGGGTACATGGAACACGATGGAGGCCGAGGCTTTCTGGGAGATGTTCAGCGATTACGAGGACGTCGGGGGCAACGGGTACATCCACTCCGTCGTTCAGCCGGCTATGAACAAGCTGAAAATCGTGAACATCGATGAGCCTATCCCCGGACGGACCGGGCCCGGCAGCGGCGGGGATAAGGTCCAGTAGTCGATGTCATTATCGCCACAGGGAGGTATGAGTATGGGAACTGGCTGGAATATCCTCATCGCCATTCTCGCCAGCGTAGGCGTTATGAGCGTCGTCTTCCTCGGCTATCTCGTCATCCGCAGCATAAGCGCTGGCTCGCGCAAGAAGTCGCGGGCCGGCAATTCTGCGGTGAAGAAGAAAAAGCACGAGACCATGAAGATGGTCGTGTGGGTCTGCCTTGCCAACGGGTTTGCATGGGTATGGTGCAGCTATGTCCTCGCCTTCCTCGACAAGATGCAGATTGCCGAGAGCTTATCACAGGTGGCCGTCACGCAGATTATCGGCGTGGTCCTTGTGTATGGCCTCAAATCTGCCATCGAGAACCTGAGCAAAAACAATCACTGGCCGGACAAGCCCACCATGCTGCCTACGGACACCGTAGACGTCATTTCTGACGCTTCGGGGGACGGGACTACGGGCGTGGGCTAAGAAAGGACTGAGGCGCGATGAGCACCAACGAGAAAAGGATTTGGGACTACCTCACTGGCAAGGGGCTTTCCCCGGCTGGCGCTGCCGGCCTCATGGGAAACCTCTACGCTGAGAGCGGCCTGAATCCGCAGAACCTACAGAACACCTACGAGAAGAAGCTGGGCTACACAGACGCGGCGTACACCGCCGCCGTAGACAGCGGGAAGTACCAGAACTTTGTCCACGACAGCGCGGGCTACGGCCTCGCTCAGTGGACGTATTGGAGCCGAAAACAGAATCTGCTTGCTTTCGCTCGGGCTGCTGGCAAGTCCATCGGGGACTTGGATATGCAGCTCGATTTTCTGTTTGAGGAGCTTTCCACCGGCTACAAGTCCGTGTTGTCCACCCTGAAAACCGCGACTGCCGTTCGGACTGCCAGCGACAGTGTGCTGCTGAACTTTGAGCGCCCTGCCAATCAGGGTGAGGCAGTCAAAATCAAGCGGGCAGGGTACGGTCAGACCTACTACGACAAGTACGCAGCGCCCGCGAATGGAGGTAATAGCATGAGCAACAGTTCGCTCGTAAACTATACGAAACTCAGCCCGAATCATTCCGGCAAGCGTACCCACGCCATCGACCGCATCACCCCGCATTGCGTGGTAGGCCAGTGTTCTGTGGAGACGCTGGGCAACGTGTTCGCGCCTACGTCCCGTCAGGCGTCCTGCAACTACGGTATCGGCGTGGATGGCCGGGTGCTGCTGTGCGTGGATGAGGGCAATCGTTCTTGGTGTACGTCCTCCAACGCCAACGACCAGCGAGCCGTGACCATCGAGTGCGCGTCCGACACCACCGCGCCGTATGCCTTCAAGGATGTCGTGTACCAGAAGCTCATCACGCTCTGCGTGGACATCTGCAAGCGCAACGGCAAGAAGAAGCTGCTCTGGCTGGGCGACAAGAACAAGACCCTCAACTACTCCCCCAAGTCTGACGAGATGGTCTTGACCGTCCACCGATGGTTCGCCAACAAGAGCTGCCCCGGCGACTGGATGTACGCCCGTATGGGCGACCTCGCAAGCAAGGTCACGGCGCAGCTCGGCGGCAGCACCTCGCAGCCTTCTACGCCCACGACCCCCAGCACTCCTGCTGCGGGTCTGGACATCGGCGCGGTGGTCAATTTCGCCGGCGGCAAGCACTACACCAGTGCCAACGCCGCCAGCGGCTCTGCGGCGAAGGCAGGTCCCGCGAAGATTACCGCGATGTCGGCCAACGCCAAGCACCCGTACCACATCATCCACACCGACGCCACCAGCAACGTGTACGGCTGGGTAGACGCCAACACCATCTCGGTGGAGGGCGGCTCCGCAGACGTGAACTATCTGGTGAGAATCACCGCTACCGACCTCAACATTCGGTCTGGCCCCGGCACCGGCTACGCCCGCAAGGGATTCATCAAACCCGGTGTCTACACGATTGTGGAGGAATCCACAGGGGCCGGCGCAAGCAAGTGGGGCAAGCTGAAATCCGGCGCTGGCTGGGTCAGCCTTGACTACTGCACCAAAATGTAAGGAGTACGACTGATGAATGAAGCTGTCTTTAACCTGCTGATGGCGGTTGTCACCGCCGCAGTGACCGCGCTGTCCGCTTTTGTCGCCGCCTTCGTAAAGAAGAAAGGTGAGGAGGCCGCAGCGCAGACCAACAGCATTCTGCTGGGGAACGTCATCGAGGAAGTAACCGGTATCGTCAGTATCGCTGTGTCTGCCGTTTCGCAGACCTATGTCGATGAACTGAAGAAGGCCGGCAGCTTTGACGCGGAGGCTCAGAAGCAGGCCCTTGCTATGGCGCTTGCCGCCTGTATCAAGGCGATCAGCCCCGCAACCAAAGCCTTTATCGAGGAAACCTATGGCGATCTGACCGAGTACCTCACCACCTACATTGAGGCCGAGGTACGCAAGCAGAAGGCGCTGCCCGCCGCTACTGCGGCACTGGAAAGCGCCAGCTCTGCGAATGCAACATCGGTTGCTGCCAGCACTGCCGCTGCGACCGCAGCTGCTGTTGTACAGAATGCAATCGCGCAGTCTTCAGAGAAGTAACAGGAAAGCCCTACCGCTCACGCAGCGGTAGGGCTTTTTTTGTTTGCCATCAGAAGGCCCACTCAATCTTGACGGCATCGTCGGTGAGCACAATGCGGGACACGAGGCTTTGCAGGATGCGGCGTTTCTGGCTCTCGTCCGCGAAGTCCCAGACCTGCGCGGCATCCGAGATGAGGGCCTCCACCAAATCGAACGGCACGGCCTCATCCTCGACCACCGGGGCAAGGGTGGATTCCAGAGCGGTGCGCTCGTTGTAGAGCTTGTTGATACGCTCGCCCAGAAGCTCGGGCGGTATATCGTCGTGCTGGTACAGCTCCATGAGCTTGCCGATTTGCTTGTCGATTTCCCGGAGCCTCTTTTCGATGTCTGCGTTCTTGCTGACTGGGGTGGGCTTGGAGCGGCTGGCGGCGATCTCTGCGGCCATCTCCGGTGAGCTGAGAAGCTCCCGAATCCGGGCGTCCACAATGGCTTCCAGCTCCGCACCCTTCCAAATCTTGTTCATGCAGTTCGGGTCCTTCACCATGCTTTTCATCTGTTTGGTGCGGGAGTAGCAGGCGTAGTAGGAATACTTGCCGGTGTTCCGAAGGTAGTACCTGCCCCCGCAGTGGCCGCAGTAGATGAGGCCGGCAAGCAGATGCTTGGACTGGAACGCCTGACCGCCATACTGTTCCTGCCGCTTGCCACGGAGAACCTGCGCCGCGTCGAACTGTTCCTTGCTGATGATAGGTTCGTGTGCGTTATCCACTATGACATCTCCAAAATGCAGCCGTCCGGTGTAGGTCTCATTGCCGAGGATGTTTCGGACGCTGGTCCATGAGTTGTAACTGCTGTACTTGTTCGTGTACCCCGCCTCCTGAAGTTTGTCGGTGATGGTCTTCAGGGAATCACCGGCAAGATACCACTCGTATATCTTCCGCACCTGCTCGGCCTCATACGGGTTGATGACGAGATGCCCGTCCTCGTACTCATAGCCGATGGGGATATGGCCCCCGCCGTGGTGGAGGCCGGTCTTGGCGCGGGCTACGCGGCCCATCCACGTGCGCTCCTTTATCTGCTCACGTTCGAGCTGGGCGAACACAGCGAGGAGGCCAATCATGGCCTTGCCGAATGGGGTCGATGTGTCGAAGCTCTCCTGCATGGAGATGAAGTCCACGCCCTTTGGCCGGAAGACTTCTTCGATGAGGTAGAGCGTGTCCCGCTGGGAGCGGGAGAGACGGTCCAACTTGTAGACCAGCACGAGGTCGAACTTGTCCGTCTCGGAGATGAGCTTCTGGATGCCGGGGCGGTTCAGGTTGCTGCCGGTGTACCCGCCATCCACATAGATGTCCGCGACAATCCAGTCTTTGGCCTTGCAGTACGCAATCAGGCGTTCCTTCTGCTCGCCGACGGAATAGCCCTCCTGCGCCTGTTCCAGCGTGGAAACACGGATGTAGAGGGCTGCGCGATTCATCAGTCTTTGCCTCCTTCAAGCTCGACGGCAAAATTGAGCAACTTTAGGCGGTTGCGTCCGCTGAGGTTCTCATAAATACGGAGCAGCTCTAAAGCCTCGGGTGAGATTGTGCTGTCTCCGTTGTACACCACGCCGCCGTGGTTTGCCTGAATGAAGGGGCTGTTAGACAGTGACCCGTTTATATTGTTCTCTACATTCCCAGTAGGCTCTACGCCTTTCAAGAGATAGTCGGTGCTGACGCTGAAAAAGTCGGACAGCTTAATCAGCACCTCTATGCTTGGGTAGGAATCCTTGACCTTCTCGTATTTGCCAATGGTTGATGGGACAACGCCGAGCTTTTCACCCAACTGCTGCTGGGTGAGGTCCTGCGCTACTCTCAGCTTTCTGAGGCGTTCACCAAAATCATCCATAGGTACACCACCTTTCCTTTAAGTTGATTATATCGCCTTAAAGTCGTTTTGTCAAGCCCTCCACTCTCCCTATATTTTTGTGAAAAATAGTTGACAAACAGGCGTATCAGTGGTATAATGAGAGTATAGAGCAAATACAATAACCACAAGTAATTTGCCAGAAGGAGGTAAGTGCATGAACGTCATGAAAGAGCGCAGGCTTCGCGGAGCCATCCCCACACAGCTCGAAGTTGCAAAGGCCGTTGGCGTAAAGCCCTCTGCCGTGAGCAAGTGGGAGAGAGGTCTTGCGAAGCCTCGTGCCGACAAGCTGCCGCAGCTCGCCAAGCTCTATGGCTGCACCATCGAGGAACTGCTTGCCGATGACGTGGATGAGGTCGAAGACCAGTGAATCCCGCATCGGAAGTTCTTCTCTCTATTGCGACAGAACTTGCGAATATGGCAAAGGCCAGTTTGCCTAAATTGAATGACGGTGAGAAAGTTCAGCGTGAGTGGCTTGAAGACGGTATTTACTGCCGGGAAACCACGTTTGAAGGTGAAATTGTGCGCTGTCAGTACGATTTCAGGCAAAGAAAAATCCGCCGCATTGCGGCGAGAATAGGTGATTGTATTGACTGAGATGGCCTGCTGGACTTGCCTATTCGACTTATGTTCTTGTTGTTTCCCTATACTCTCATTTTACCACTTAAAGTCGTTTTCGTCAAGAGTTTTCGGGAAAAATATTTCGGAAAACCGCGCTCATGCCACCTTCTTTCTGGACGTATTCGCCCACCACTGGTCGATGAACACGACCTGCTCAGAAATCTTGTCGGCGTACTCACTCAGGTCTTTGACCTCGCAGAGTTCCGACTTCTTCCGGCTCTCAACCGTGGTTCCCATGAACTTGATAGCGGTGACAACGTGGTCATCATCGAAAACCAGCGCACACACCATGCAGTTCCGGTAGTTGATGAGGACGCCGTGCTTCACGGTCTGCATCTTGACCTTGCCGTCATCCCGGCCATCCATGCCAGACACGATGCACTTCACAACGCTCAATGCGATGTCTTCCGGCTTGCTCTGGGTCATATCCACGCTGTTCAGGCGATCACGCTCAGCCAGCTCAGCGGTGGCCGCGTCGATGTCCCAGAAACCGGCGGGGACGATGGCCTCGGACTTGACCTCCTCAACTTCGTTCTCAGCCTTGATGTTCTCCTCGTACTCGGAGCGGCTGATGACCTTCATCTTGCCATCCACGGATTTGTAGTAGCGGGGCTTGCCGTTCTTATCGGTCTTCATCATGTACTCGGTCATGGTCTTTGTCCTCCTTGACTTCTTAGTTTGTGGGGTTTGTTTCATTGTCTATATTCTACCACGCTATCGTGGTTTTGTCAAGTGTTTTCGAGAAAATTTTTCAAGAAAATCAACCGATGGTCGAGCGGGAGGGTAAAAGAAAAGCCCGCCTCCTGAGAGGCGAGCTTGCCAGCTATACATCAAAGCCGAGAAGCCGAAGCTCCTCATCGGTGAAACCGAGGGACCGAAGGTAGCTCTCAATTCTCACCGGATCATCTGTCAGGTCCAGCGCCAAATCAATCAGGGCGCTTGCCAGCGCCGTCAGACGCTCCTGCGTCATCATCCTGCCCTCCTTCACGGCAAGGAGCACACCGCAGCACCGCCGCCCGCAGCTCTCCGAAGTCAACCCGCTCGGGACTTAGCTTCAGCAGCGAGTTCAGGCTGATGGACTTCTGCTCTCCGCAGTGCTCATCCAGCACTCTGGTGGGGAGGACGTAGAACGCCCAGCTATCCAGCCGCATCGGGTCAGCCACCGCCGGGTCCTTCTCAGTGAACAGGCAGAAGACGTACACGTCTGACTGCCGGCGCTGCTCACCGGCCCAGCCCTCGGTGGCCGTCCACCGAATCGCCGGACGGATGCTGAACTGAATTGCCGACGGGCGCGTCTGCTCCCATGCTTGCAGGTAGGAGCAGCTCTTGACCTCTACGCGGATGCCGTCAAGCGTCAGGTCCCACGGCTCCCAGTTCACCCGCGCTTCGGAGAGGTCGATGCCCAGCGCCGCCGCAACGATGAACTCGGCGTAGCTGCCGCGCAGGGTGTTGTCCAGCAAGTCCGAGAAGCCCCAGCTCCAAAAGTCACGGAGGCGCAGCCCCGTGTCCTTGCCTCTAAATTTGATTGGCTCATCGCCGGTCTTTCGCATTGCCATCCCTCCGGTGTCCAGTTGCAGGTTGAAAACGACCTACGGTTATTATACCTGAACACCGGGAGACTGGCAAGCCGGAAACCGTCTTTAAGGTGTAACCTTTGCTCTTTTATGCTTCCACGAGCCGATGGCCTCGATACCGAACAGCAGCACGGCCATATCCTCCATCGCCTTGTTGATGTCGCGGTAGAAGGTCCGCTTGTCGATGTTCAACTGGCTGGCGATGTCATCCACGCTCATGCGCTTGCCGTCGATGTAGCGGAGGTAGAGAGCCTCCCACCGTCGTCCCTCGTCCGGGTTGAGGGATTCCTTGCACATTGCCTCATACGCGGCCAGCATCTTGTCCACGTGGCTCATCATCAGGCCAGTCTTCCGGCGCATCGAGCAGATGGCGCTGACCTCCAAGGTCTCGGGCGACACGTGCGAGTAGTGGGCCTTCAACTTCCGGTAGTTCTTCATCAACAGGTTGACGTCATGATACCGGGCGTCATACTCCTCATCGAGAATCTCATCCTTCCGGGCGAGTACCTCCGCTGCCGCTACCTTCACGATCTCGGCGATTTCTTCTGTTCCAATCATGGTCATCTGCCTCCTATCTCCGAATTTTACTGATGCGGACGCGCAGCGCGTTCAGCAGCGCGTTCTGCATATCGCCCTTGTCGTGAAGGGCCTCCAAGACGGCCTCATCCATGCCGCCTTGTACAATCAGGTGGTGGATGACCACCGGATGCTCCTGCCCCTGTCGGTGCAGTCGCTTGTTGGCTTGCTCGTACTGCTCCAAGCTCCACGTCAGCCCGAACCAGATGGCATGATGCCCGCCGCGCTGAAGGTTCAGCCCGTAGCCGCAGCTCGCAGGATGGGCAAGCAGGATGTCGATTTCGCCGTTGTTCCAATCTGCCTCGTCCTGCGCGTTGGAGTAGACCCGCACACGCAGATTCGTATTTGCCAGAGCCTTCACCAGCCGGTCACGGTCATGCTGGAAGGCGTAGAACACCAGAGCGTGTTGCCCGTTGAGCTGCTCCACCAGCTCCATGAAGGCGTCGATTTTGCAGTCGTGGATATGGACAGCGTTCCGGTCCCCGTCGTAAATCGCCCCATTGCAAAGCTGCAAGAGCTTGTTCGTCAGGACGCCGGCACTCTGGGCTGTGATGGTATTCTCGTCCACCTGCAACAGCAGGTCGGTCTCCAACTGGGCGTAGGCTTTCTTGGCCGCAGCGTCGAGTGCCACCGGAACATCGTTATGTATGACGTCCGGCAGGGTGAGGTAGTCGCTGGCCTTCATGCTGATGCAGATGTCGCTGATGGCTCTCTTTATCATCTCAAAACTGCCCTCCTTCGGGTCGTAGCTGAAGATGGTCGTGCGGTTGCGCTTGCCGGGGACAAAGTACCGGTCACGATATGCGCCCAGCGTCCCGCACAGCCGTACACCGCCGTCCAGCAGGTAAATCTGCGCCCACAGGTCTTCGAGACCGTTGCCGGTCGGAGTACCGGTCAGCTCCACAATTCTGCGAATCCTGCTGCGGACCAGCCGCAGGGATTTGAACCGCTTGCTCTGAGGGTTCTTGAAGCTCGAACTCTCATCCAGCACCACCATGTCGAACGGCCACGCATTTTTGAAGTGCTCGACCAGCCACGTCACGTTCTCGCGGTTTATCACGTAGGCGTCTGCCGGCATCGCCAAAGCCCTCAGCCGCTGCTGTGATGTACCGAGGACCGGCACGACCCGCATCATCTTTAGTTGGTCCCACTTCGCGGCCTCCGTAGTCCACGTGGCCTCGGCCACCTTCTTCGGTGCGATGATGAGAGGCTTTGAGACCTCCCACCGGTTATACCGCAGGTCCTTGATGGCCGACAGGGTGATAGCCGTCTTTCCCAAGCCCATATCCAAAAACAGCCCAATCGCCGGATCGCTGATGATTCGGTCAATGCAATACTGCTGGTATGGATAGGGTACAAACTTCATGCCTCATCACCTCCCTCGATTTCAGCAAGCAGCTCTTTCACCTCGTCGATGCCTTTGACCACGCGGGCATCGGCTCCGCGCTTTTGCATTTCTCCGATAACATACCTCTGGATTTTCGTAAGGCGGCCTGTCTCGGTCTTCAGCTCGACGAAGATGACCCGGCCTTTCGCCGTTATGATGATTCGGTCAGGCACACCTAATGTACCGGGGCTGACGAACTTCAGGCACATCCCGCCGAGCCTTTTCACACCTTCGACAAGACGCCGCTCAATTTGACTTTCTTTCATCTGTACCTCCTCGCGCGCACGCGCGCGTATAATTTGCGCGGATTAGGCGAATTAGGGAGTGTGTATTTTCTCTACTTCCTCTAATCTCTCTATTTACAGGTCTATTTAGTAGTGAATGTTCCAATGTTCCACTAACTACATAGAGTAAATAAAGAGAACTGAAAAGTTGCTTAGAACAACCGTGTGTCGCGTTTATGAACCAAATGGGGTGGAACATCGACTGGAACATTGCCGGAACAACGGAACATTGGAGGTGGAACATTGGGTGGAACATTGCTCGACTTTCCGCCCTGACTTTCGACTTTCCGCCCTGAACATCGACTTACATTCAAATGTTCCGCGAATGTTCCACTAAATGTTCCGGCTTTCATCGCACCATTTCTCCACGTCGATGCCCATATCAAGCAGCTTTCTGGTGCAGAGCCACTCGGCGTCCTCATCGTCCATCTCGTAGTATTTGACCAGCGCGTCAATCTCCACCGAGAACCGGTCGAAGAACTTCCGCAGCCGCTGTTCACCGAAGCCAAGCTGCTCGTGGAGCACATACAGAATCATCGCGTTCAACTCGACCTCGTGTTTCCGGGTGTACTCCGCAAGCTGCCTCTCGATCTCCATGTTCATGGCCTTCTTCTCCGCAGACGTGAGAACCGCGCCATAGATTTTGCCGCCAGCCTTTTTCACCACCATGCCGATTACCGCCACGCTCACTCTAAAAGCATCTTAGCCAACTCAACCATATCCTGAAGATGGTAGTAGACGTCAGGGAACCCATTCGCATGGCCCAACTCCCACGCATACGCCCAGAGGCGCCGGGCCTTGACCCGTGATAGGTCGTGGCCCACGTCCTCCTGAATCAACCGGTAGATGTCTTCGAGGATGGCGTCGCGGCGCTTGTTCTTTTCGGTGTTCAGCCGCGCCACCTCTGCCTGATAGTCGGCGTTGTTCTTCTCCACCATTTCGCGGTTCCAGCGGACAGACTTTTCCTCATCAAAGATGTGGTCAGCCCGGACCTTGCGGATGCCCGCAGGGACGCAGGACATCCGCTCCATCGCCTCGAACTCGGTGCGGATGGTCTGCCAGTCCTTGACGAGTTCCAAATCGCTTCTCTTGCTCATCTGCGGCCTCCTTATCACACCGGGTCGATGTAGACAATGATGGCCTTTATCCAAGGCAGCGCCTCGAAGTAGGGCCGGCACTCTGCTTCAGTTTGGGGCAAGGCGTTGAACTCCTCGTCCGAAAGCACGTGCTCCAAGACGTCGAACACGTCATCATCGCTCTTGAAGTAAATGCGGTCATCCTGCCGGGAGACGATGTACTCGTCCACCTCAGCCGCGCCGAACGCGGCCATGAAGTAGCCGCTATCGTCCCACGCAATGCCGCCGTCCACCATCGGGACAACCGGCAAATCGGGGTTTTCCTGCACGAGCCTGAGCAGGGTTTCGGTGTTCTTTGTCATGATGTTACCTCCCTCTGATGCGCTGGAATCCGCGCTGCTTGCCACAGTAGCCGAAGCGCAGACTTCCCGGCGTTTTCTCCCATCCGGGTATTGCCCGGAGGATGTCATTGATTTCGGTGGAATCGCTGTACCGGAAATCGCGTGGCTGGCCTCCAAAGGCTTCGCACCAAATCTCCAAGGCGCACACTCTGTCGCGCTTGACGAGATTTACGCTACCCTCCACGGTGCCGTTGAGGTACAGCCGGCGCTTGTCCAGCGACCACTTCGGCCAGTCTTCCGGCACCGGCTGGTCGATGAAGTCAAGGATGATGCCCTCCTTGCTGCTGACCTCGCGGTGGGCCTCCTGTTCTTCCTTCGCTTCTTCTTCCAGCTCGCCGGTCAGGAACAGGCCCTCACCAAACCGCCAGCGCATGACGGCCTCGGCCCAAATCTGGTCAATCTCCTCATCGAGCGTGTCCCACACGAGCTTCTTGCGCGGCTGGACGCCCACGTCCACCGGCCAGAACCGGCGGTTGCCCGTGCGATCTCGCAGGAACATGGCGGTGTTGGTGGTGCCGAAGAACACGCAGCAGCGCGGCAGCTCCTTGACGTGACGCCCGTAGGCTGCTCTGAACCGGTCTGCCCGCAGAGACAGGAACTGCTTGATGCGAGCCACGTCTGATTGCCTGAAGGCGTCCAGCTCGCCAATTTCGACCAGCCATACGCCTTGCAGCAGCTCGCTGGCCTCCTTGCCCTCGAAGGTGCGGATGCCATCGTTGAACCAGCCTTTGCTCATCTTGTCGAGAAGCGTAGACTTACCAATGCCCTGCGGCCCCGCGAGGATTAGCATGGTGTCATACTTGCACCCCGGCGTCATTGCCCGGGCCACCGCCGCTGTGAAAGACTTCCGTGTGACTGCCCGGACGTAGGGCTTATCCTCAGCGCCGAGGTAGTCGATGAGCAGGGTATCGAGACGCGGCACACCGTCCCATTCCAGCTTGGACAGGTAGTTGCGGACGTCATTGAACTTGTGCTTCTCGCTGTGCAGGGACAGAGCACCGTCGATTTTGCCGTTGCCGGTAATCTTGTAGACCTTCTCGAAGTACCAGTAGAGGCCGGCATTGTCGTTATCTGTCCACCCCCTTCTTTTGTCAAACGCGCTCCACGGCAGGTCTCCCAGCACTTCGCCGCGTCCGGCGAACTCGTTCAGCGCGAATTTGCCCCGGAGGTTCGGGTCATTTTCAAGGATGAGCCAGATGTTGTCGATGGTAGCCTTAATCGTGCCGGTCTGCCGGTTCAGCTCCAAGTCCATTGTCCAGTCGAGGTTATCACCCTCGCTGGATGAGGCCGCCTCAGCCAAGTTGCTGAAGTCGCTGACCGCAGAATCAGCTCGTTCCTTCGCAAGCTGCCGGGAGACCCGCGCGTCCTCCACAGCGAGGTTGCACATCGCCGTGTAGGATGGGAGCCTGTTCGTGGGCGTGTTTGGGTCAGCGCCATCATCGAGGTCGCCAAACTTGTGCAGGCGCACCAAGTCGAAGGCGTTGACTAACCTGCCGCAGCAGGGGTCGGTGGAGTGGTGACTGTACAGGAACATCCCGTTGTCGTACACCACTGCTCCACCGGTCGTGCTGCCGCCAAGGTAGGTGTATCTTCCTCTTGAATCATCCACCGGCGCATAGATGCCATCGAGATAGGTGTCCATCGCGCCGTAGATGTCGTATGTCCGGCAGAACGCGCCCACCACGCCAGCCTTGCTGAGTGGGTCGCTCTGCTTCATTGCCAGTTTCTTATAGGCGTTGTCTGCACCGGGGACCTGCGGCCACTTCGAGACGTCGCGCCAATCCCCGAACTTTTCGTTCATCGCGTTCAGCAGACCGTCTGCGGAGAGCATGGGCTTATCGCCGAACGTGAAGATGTACTCGCTGTCCTTGCAGCAGCTCGGCCAGTACATCAGCCGCGTGGCCTCGAACGTGGTCGGGTCAGCGAACTCAATGCCGATGCAGACGGCCATATACCGGGCCAGCGGCTCGTATTCGTCTGCCGTGACCGTGCGGTCGAGGGGCAGCAGAATACGCAGCCGGGGGCTTGCCGGTGAGTGTTTGCGAGTTGAATAGATGCAGTAGCCGCAGCCGAGCGCGTCTACGCGCTTCAGGATTTCTTCGGTGCCACCGGGCGGGATGGTGTCAAAGTCGAGGGTGATAATTTCGCGGCCTGTCACGGCCCCGGCCTTGCGGCGCGGGCCGGACAGGGTGCCAGCGACGAACCCGCCGATGTCTTTCTTGTCATCCTGTTCAGATTTCCGCAGGGAGAGGTACTCCTGCATCGTCTCCGTTGAGCGGCTGGGGATTCGGAGCTTTTCATAGAACTCCGACAGCATCAGGGTCTGCGGCTGCCAGTTCACGCTCTTTCGGTTATTGCCGACAGAGATTGTAATTTGGCGGTCATTGACCATTGGCTCCGACCTCCTTCCGTCTACCTGTATTTCTTGCCAGTTTCCTTGTCCATGAGGACGATCCGGCCCACGACCTCAAAGCCTACCAACTCTGCGCAGCCCTTCATCACGGGGATAAGGGCGCTGATGGCGGCAAGCCGGTCAGCCTCCTTGCGGCGTTCCTCCTGAGCGATGTTGCTCATGGCCTCGCCGACTGTGGGGTCAGGATAGCCCTCAGCATTTTTGTGTACGAACATGGCGTTAGTCCTTTCTGAAGAAATCGCCAACCCAGCCATCAGCGTTGAGGGGAAGGTCAGGCGCCCACGGAATCGACAGCGACATCAGCCGCACGACTTCATCGAGGTCGGCCTTCTCCGCAGGGCAGTCCACTACCACCTCGTCGTGGATGTGGAACACCACCGGGAACCCGGCGGCCTCCAACCGCTCGATGGCGATTGCAAGGCAGTCACGGGCGATGGCCTGAACGCAGTTCTCCACGAGTTTGCCCCCGTAGGTTTCGAGCTGCGTCCACTGCTTTGTTGTCTGGTTGACGCCGTAGTAGAGGATGGAGGGGCGGCCCCAAGAGTTCTCACCGAGCGAGGGCTTCGCGTAGTAGAGCTTGCGGCGGCTCGGCAGGGTGATGGTGAGGAAGTCCAACCCGTTCTCAATGTCCATCTCACGGGCCAGCATCAGCCCTCGGACGCCCGCCGGATGGCCGGTCTGGATGACAGACACCGCCGCCGATTCGAGCGAATACCAGAGGTCCACAATGCGCTTATTGGAATCCCGCCAGCGGGAAACTATGTCCGGCAGGTCGTCTTCTGGGATGCCCATTTTCAGAGCGCCCATTGCGATGAGCGCACCGGAGCTTCCCTGATAACCCAGCGCCAGTTCAGCGACCTTGCCCTTTTGCCGCAGGGCATATTCGGGGTTGCCCTTCTTAATTTTTTCCAGCGGGACGCCGAACATCTGGCTCGCCGACGCCTCGTAGATTTTGCCGTGGGTTCTGAACACTTCCAGCCGCCACTGCTCTCCCGCGAGCCACGAGATGACGCGAGCTTCGATGGCGCTGAAGTCGGCGTCCACCAGCTTGTTGCCTTCGGACGCCACGAACGACGTGCGGATGAGCTGGGACAGGGTATCAGGCACGGAGCCGTAGAGGAACCGCAGCTTGTCCTCCTGCTTGTTCCTGACGGCCTCACGAGCCAGCGGGAGCTGCCCAATGTAGGTGCGCGGGAGATTCTGAACCTGCACGAGACGGCCCGCCCAGCGGCCTGTGCGGTTGGCTCCGTAGAACTGAAGCAGCCCTCGTACCCGGCCATCGCCGCACACAGCGGCCTCGATAGCGTCGTACTTCTTGGTGCTGGTCTTGCCCAGCTCCTGCCGGATTTCAAGCATCCGGTTGGCCGAGCCGGTCACAGCGTTGCTTTCCAGCATGGCGGCAACCGTGTCTTTCCGCAGGTCAGTGACGGGCGTGTCAGTGGCCTTTTCCAGCCACGTCGAGAGCTGGGCGATGCTGTTCGGGTTTTCCAGCCCGGTGATGGAGATTGCCTCCTGCATGAGCCGGTCACGGGACTGCGCCCCGATTTCCAGAGCGCCGCGCACCATGCCCATGTCCACCGCCACGCCTCTGGCGTTGATGAGCAGGTCGGTCTGCCACTGTTTCTCGATGTCATCCGGCACTGGGAAGGCCGACAGCCGGCGCTCGATCTCCTTCTCGGTGGTGACGTCGCCCAGGCAGTAGGTCTTGAACAAATCCCACTTATCCGGGTCGTGCTTCGGCAGGTTGCGGTGCCGTCCACCGTTTGACTGCGTGGGGGTGCAGGGTACGCAGAAGTACCGGATGAGCGCCTTGCCTACCGAGAGCTTCTGCTTTTCGGCTGGCAGACCCAGCGCCTTGCCGGTGGCGTCCAAGCCCGCTGTGTAGCCGCAGTAGAGGCCGTGCAGCATCGTGTCCCGCCACTGGTCTACCGGCAGCATATGACCGTAGAACTTCGAGAGACAGTACCACTCGAACGCGGCGTTGTAGGCGTGTTTGATGTACTCCGGGCTTTCTATGGCTTTATAGAGCCAGTCCGGGAGAACCTCACCTTGCGCCAAATCCACAACCACCACGGGGCTGTCGTTCAGGCTGTATGCGAACAGCAGGATCTCGAAGTCCGGGCTTTGCACATACTTGTAGGCTCCGGCCTTGCCAATGGGAACACTGCTGAAGGTTTCAAGGTCAATGCTTAGATGGTGCTTCATCCTTCCCACCTCTCTCCCGCGATAACTTCCGCGTAGGCACTCAACTGCTTGCGCTGCTTGTCGATGGCGTTATACCCGCTGGCTGAGATGATGTCGGCAGGCCACTGCTTGCCGAAAATTGCGTGAAACAGCAGCCGGCCTTTGGAAATCAGGCTGTCCAGCTCATCGAGAATGTCCGAGCGGTACTTGGCCTCCTCTACAATATTGCAGAGCAACTCCCTGCGCTGGTCCTCCGTGCAATACTTCCGGGCGAGGCGCAGCAGCTTGTTCACTTTTTTCTGTGGGGATGTGCCAAAGAACGTCCCCACGTTTATCTCAACATACCCGTTCGGATGATTGACGCGGAACCGCTTCGCCTCCCGAGGGGTATCGAAATCAAACATAGACTTGTCCTCCTTAGAAAAAAGACACGCGACCGCTTATTCTGCGGCCGCGTGTCTTTCGCTTACTTAACCGAAATACGGCTGGCCGGTGAGGGGGTTGATAGCACCGGGCTGGACGCCCATCGGATTACCCTGCTGAGGCTGGCCGCCATAAGGACCGTCAGCGGCACCCCACGGAGCCACACCGTCAGCAGCAGCGGGCGCAGGTGCGGGAGCGGCATACCCGGTGTTGGGGTAGCTCATCTGGCCCGGGGTGGCCGGCATCGCGCCGCCGTAGGCGGGAGTAGCGGGGGCTGCAACCGTCTGGCCTACGCCGGCGAAGTCTGCGGCGGCAGACGCTCCACCAGCCAGAGGCTCACCATCGCGGGTCTTCATCACGTTGCCAAGACCGCAGCCTACGCCTCGCTTGCCGGCAGTGTTGTAGCCGAAGAAATTGATGGTCACGCGGGCATACATACCGCTGTAGATGTCCTGTGGCAGCAGCTCCGTGTTGATGTCGCTCTGGGACACCACCTGCGGCTTGTTCTTCGTGCTGGCAGTGATGACCCAGCAACCCTTGCACTCGGGGCCGTAGGGAGTACCGTTCTCACGAACGCCATCGCCGTCGTGGATGGGGATAGGCAGGACCGGAGGACGGACGCCGCCCCAAATCTTCGCCTGTGCGTCCTTGGCAGCAGCCTCGATGCTGGCGTCGATGTTCGCCTTCACCGCCGTGTCAGTCTTCGGGATGAGCAGCGTGACGGAATACTTCGGGGTCGCGGTGGGGTCGTTGTTGTTCACACGAGGGGCCACGAGGTTCACGTAGGACAGCCGGACTTCGCCGGTCAGGACCTTGGTCGGAATGTTGTTGTACATACTGTTTTCTCCTTTCGCTCTGCGACGATTTTCTTCTTCAACGGTTTTCTTCGCCCAAATAACGCCGGGGTCGTTCTCTGTGAGAACCCTCCCGCTGGCGCACTTCACACACTTGATGCGCCAGTGACCTTGATGTCGTTCAAAATGTCCGCACCCCGGCTCCACCCAGCTTCCACAGCAATAGCAGTAGCCGGGGTACTTATTACGAGCCACTCTCGGCGACGCCGGCGAAGTCGGACGCCGCGCTGCTGAATGGCTGTCTGGAATCACTCTCAGGGGCGATGGTAGGCTTGCCCTGCGGCTTGGTTACGAACTCTCCGACCAGCTCCTTGAACTTCACAGTGCCGAGCATCTTTTCAAGCTGGGCAAGGGTCTTCGGTACGCTGTCGTAAATCAACGCGCGGTCTACTCCACTCTCTTGGAGCTTATCGAGAGCTGCGTCTTGGTCAGTCCAGCAACGGCTGCTGCGGCCCTCCACGACCTTGTAGCCGGGGATGCTTTCACCGTTGAGCATGACTTCGAGCGCTCTCTTTTTCACGGCCTCATACCACGTCACAAGGTCTTCACCTTGCGAGAGGACGATGCCCACTTCCTCCGGGGACAGGATGGCTACGTTATGGCCCGCAACGCAATCTTTGAAGTCGTCGAAGGCGCTGATGTGCTGATTCGCCTGAGCCTTGCACATACCGTTGGCTCGGCAAAAACGGCACCACTCGCCGGCATGATATTCTCCGAAGCCCATGAATGCCATCTGCGCCTTCGGCTTGATGCTCTCACCCCATGCCAGCAACTCGTCTACGCTGCAAGTCCACCCGCCGTAGGCATTGATGCGGGGCTGGTCGATGTAGACCGTGACGTTCTTCAGAGCATCACCGAACAGCGGCTGGTAGAGCTTCAGCGCACCAAGGGCGTACAGCATGAGCTGGGGGTTCTCCTCGGGGCTGACAGGGACGCCCTTCCCGTGCTTGTAGTCCGTGATGATGAGGGTATCGCCACCGAACATCACACAGTCACAGCGACCAAACGCCTCCGGGACGTAATCGGAGATGTCCACCTTGACCTCAAAGGCGATGTACGGTTCATTGGCGAACTCCATCGCCCGCTCTGTCAGGTGTTCCACGTATGTCTCAGCCGTATGGAGCATCTCATCATCCCATACCTCATCGGTCTTCAGCTTCTTGATGACACGGTTGTACTCAGCAGCCTTCGCCTTCTTGAACTTCTTCTTGGCGGCGATCTCGCAGACGCTGTGAGCTACCGTCCCTTCGTGGGCGTACTCACTGGGCTTCTCAGGGAGCGTCGCTTCAAGTCGCGGTGCAAGTGGGCAGTTCAGCCAGCGATGGGCGCTGGACGGGGAAAGCAAGGCATGGTCACTCATATCTTCGCCCCCAGCTCTCTCAGGCCGGTAGCGAACGCGCCGAGCTGCTCAGGCTTCAGGTCCATGACGGCGTTTGCGCCGAAGGACATCAGCAGGTTCCGCAGCTCATTGACCTTGCCAGCATCCATGAGCGTCGCACCGGCGGCCATGATTTGGTCAATCGTGTACTGAGGCGGCTGCGCCAGCGGGACGTTGGGCGCGGGGTAGTTCGGGGTGGTCTGAGCAACAGGACCGGGGCTGGGCAGCGGATTAGGCTGGGCAGGGGTGGCGGGCGCAGGAGCCGGCATCGGAGCAGGCGCAGGGGTAGGAGCCGGAGCAGCAGTCTGGGGATTCGTCACAGGTTGCTGCGGTGCTGCCACAGCGCCCTGCTGGGGCGTGAGCTTTGCACCACCTATCGCAGCCGCAAGGTTGTTGAGCGCCCCTACAAGCTCCGGGGCCTCAATAGTGATTCGCATTTCGAGCATTGTTTTGTCCTCCTTAAAAAGTTGTTCAATATTCGCTTCTGAATACATTCTCCCGATTCTCACCGGCCTCGAAGTACAGAAGCTCCGACAGCGGCTGGCAACCGCCGGCGTACCAATCAGATAGAGCTTGCTCTGCTACACCGTAATCGTTCTCTGACACTGGCCTCGATTGACGCCAGTAGCCGTCAAACTGGTTCGGCGCAGACACGACAGCCAAAACTGTATCGCCGCCAAAATTTCCGGCGCTTACCCGATTCAGGATGACCTCGCATACAAGACGCTTGTCCTGCTCCTTGTCCTCATAGCACTCACCTGCAAGGGTCAGGACCATAGCCTCGACGTCCTCATCCGACCACGGAACCTCTGGTGTAGCACTCACCATCGGTGGGGCGCTCGGCTTTGGAGTGATTAACGCATACTGCGTTTTCTCCACAACAGGGTCTGGCAAGCTCGTGTTTTGCCCTCCATCGTTGCAGGACGTGAGAAAAAGGGATACCGCGATCACGGCTACTGCGAGGGCCGGTTTTGTAACTTTGGCTATTTCAATAGTCTGCTGGATTTGAGCAAAACGAAGGAGGACAACATCATGGAAATGCAGGAGGTCATCAGCAGAGCCGAGCGGAATATTCGTCAGGCGCTGCGGGATTATGGCGCTCATACCAGCCAGACAGATGTGTTGGACGACGTGACGGACGAGTTCATATATCGCCTCGCAGCCGACAGCAGCTACGCAAAGCAAGGCTTGCGGAAATTGTTCAGCAAGTCTCCGGTCTGGAATGAGGAGCTGGATGCGCTGGTCATCAACGGGACGCGGACGCATGACCCGGACTACGACCGGATTCACCGGTTGGCGATGCAGATTTTGGAGAAGCCGTTCAAGTCGCTGGACTACGACTACAACGACATCCTGAAAGCGGTCTGCTTTTTCTCGAACCCGGACGCCAGCGAGCGCGACAGGGAGAGTTACATCGAGGCCATTAGGAAGTTGGCTCCGAAAGCCTACACGCCCACGAAGAAGCCGAGCCGCGTGTTCAAATCGCTGTGTGTGGCGCTGGGTGTTGCGGACGAAACCGCCGGTAGCGAGTTCCAGCGGCTGTACGCCCAGTTCGCTGATGAGCTGAGTGCCAAGCAGATTGGCTTTAAGCTGTTCGTCAGCATCAATCCGGCGCACTTCATCACGATGAGTAATCCGAAGCGTGACAGCCGAGGCGCGACCCTCACGAGCTGCCATTCGTTCAACAGCACAGAGTACGACTACAACAACGGCTGCACCGGCTATGCGCGGGACGAGACCAGTTTCATCGTGTTCACCGTGGCCGACCCAACGGACCCGGAGACGCTGAACAACCGGAAGACCACGCGGCAGGTGTTCGCTTACCGTCCCGGCAGCGGACTGCTGTTACAGAGCCGGATGTACAACACCGCCGGTGGTGTCTACGGAGCCGCTGAGGATTCCAAGCTCTACCGCGATTTGGTGCAGCGCGAAATCTCGATGCTGGAAGATGTGCCGAACCTGTGGAAGACCTACTCGTCCATCGGGGATAAGGCCGACCTCGTTGTCGCGGGAGACGGCTTTGGCGGGTATCAGGATTGGACGTATGAGAACTTCGACGGCCATATTAGCATCCGTGCTGATTGCGATGAGGAGACCGTAGACCCGCTCGACATCGGCACTCGCGGCCTGTGCATTGTCTGCGGATGTCCAATCAGCGATGGTCTTTACTGCGAAGACTGCAAGAATGGCGGGGATTGTTGCTGTGACGAGTGCGGCGGCTATTTCGATGAGGACGATATGCGGGACGTCCGAGATTCGCGGGGCAACTGGATCTCGGTCTGTGAGAATTGCCGCGATGAGTATTACACCTACTGCGATGAGTGTGAGGAATACTGGCCGAATGACTGCGTGAGCCATATCGACGGCGTGGACTACTGCGACAGCTGCCGCGATGAATACTGCGAACGGTGTGAGGAATGCGGCGAGTGGCACCGCCGGGATAATATGTATCGGGCGTACCGCAACGGCAACGAAGTGTGGGTATGCGAGGATTGCCGAGAGGACTATTGCTACTGCGAGAAGTGCGATGACCTGTATCACTGCGATGATATGAACACGGTCTACACGCCACAGGGCGAGCTGATGGTTTGCGATGACTGCGTGGAGGATTATGACCGTTGCCCGCATTGTGAAGAACTGATTGAGATGAACGACGACGGCACCTGCCCGAATTGCGGAGCCGTCATTGAGGAACAGGAGGCTGAAGCTGTATGAAACCGTTGGAAGATTACCTGAGACCCACCCAGAAGGAGCTGTTCTCCAAGCTGTGCGCCATGTATCGTGACCGCGCGGTCATCTGCAAGAACAAGTACATCATCGTCCGTGGAGAAGCGCCGGTTATGCTGCTGGCCCACCTCGACACGGTTCACAAGGAGCCGGTGAAGCATATCTGCAAGAATGGGAACGGGAACATTCTGATGTCCCCGCAGGGCATCGGCGGTGATGACCGGTGCGGTGTCTATGCGCTGACCGCCGTCTATGAGCAGTCGCGGGTCAAGCCGTGGCTCCTGTTCACCTGCGATGAGGAGATTGGCTGCGTCGGGGCCGAAGCGTTCTGTTCCCGACACGAGGCCGGCAAGACCCCGAAGGGCCTCGACGAGCTGAAGCTGCTCATCGAGATCGACCGGAAGGGCCGGAACGACGCGGTGTACTACGACTGTGACAACCCGGAGTTCGAGGCGTACATCACCAGCAAGGGCTTTGAGACGCAGTGCGGTTCGCTCAGTGACATCTCCTACGTCGCGCCGGAGCTGGGCGTGGCGGCGGTCAACCTCTCGTCTGGCTACTACAACGCGCACACGCAGCACGAGTACATCAACCGCAAGCACCTGAACGCGACGGTGAAGAAGGTCCTCGAAATCGTGGCCGACGCTGCGCAGCCGGACTTCCCGAAGTATGAGTACATCGAGCGGAAGTTCTACCGCAGAGGCGGCGGTCTCGGTGGCTGGGGCGGCTACCGGTACTGGGACGATTGGGATTACCGGGGGCTTGGGAGCGCGAAAGCCCCCGCCGAAGAAGATGACTTCGACGAGGGCGAGGTAGACATGGACAGCATTCCCGAGGACATCCGCGATGAGTATTTTGCTCTGCTGGACTTCTACAGCCCGGAGGAGCTGGAAAGCATCAGAGCCGAGATGGGTGACGCCGGCATCTCCATGCTGTGCCAGTCCGAGTTCGGCGATGACTACTACGGTATGTTCGGAGATTACAGAGAGGAGGTTGTTTCGCAATGACGCTTCAGGCCAAAGAGTTCGACCTGCTGGTCGAGATTTACAAGCACCTCAGTTCGGATGGGCAGAGGCCGGAATTGGCGGCGGCTTTGCTCCGGGTCATTAACCGGACGAATGCTGAGAGGGAGCGGGCTTGGGCGGCGAGGCACCGCCCCGGCCCCATCCCGAAAAGCATTAGGCAGAAGTTAGAGCGGGAGGACAAGCCGTTGATGATACGGCTGTTGGAAGCGGGCTATCCGTATTCCGAGATGGACCACCACGAATCCGACCTGTACGTCTATGTCACGCCGGTGTCAACGCGGGTTATTGAGCAGTGGTGCAGAGAGCATCGGTTCGACCGGACGTGGCACTGTCCAACATTCTACGACCAGCTCACTGGGCGGCTGATGTATGACTGCGCGTTTCAGTATTTTGAGGAGGTGAGCGACCGTGTATTGCAATCCAGATAAGTGCCCGCACTGCCAGTACATTGGCGAGGGCGATAGCTGGTGCGATGAAATCCACGAGATTGTGCTTTCCGACTGGGAGCCAACTGAGCACTACATGGGGCAGGGTTGTCCCTATCTGGCTCGGCCCCGGCACAAGAAACGCCGCCGGAAGAAGAAAGGCCCGGACGCAGGCACGGTCGTGAAGTACGCCATCCTGACCCTGCTCGGCATCTGGCTGTACCGCCTCGGCGCTGATTATGCCTATGCCCAGCGCGGCTACTTCGCAGTGGGCGGCGAGGTCTTGGCTCTCCTGCTCCCCTACTTCTACTGGGCTGTGAGCCGCACGATCAAGGACTTCGTTGCGGACGTGAAACGGAGGTGAGCGGTGGTGACTGTAGAGAAGATTATTGCAGAGCTGAAGATTGGCGGGTATCTGGACGCCGCCGAGTACATCGAGCGCCAGTTCGCCACCATCAACCGGACTGCTGAGTTCGGTTACATGAAAGCGTTCATTGTTGAGGGCGATTTCTCGGATGAACGCTACCGCGCCCAGCTCCGGGCGCTCTGGACAGCGTACTGCCTCCATCACAATCTCGATGTGGACACGGCGGGGTATGATGCAGACCTGAACGGTCTGTGGTGCAAGATTATCGAGGTCGGACAGGTGGACAACTGGTACAGCCTCGACCACTTCGCAAACTTCATGTGTTACCTCTTGGTGTGATGTTTCGACTGTCGGTGATTTTTCTCGAAAAATATTCGGAAAAACCATTGACAAAACCACGCTATCGTGGTAGAATGTAGATAGTGAAAAACAAATCACAAGACCGCGGAGGTTGATGAAGATGATGAAGCATGAGTTTGAGGCGCTGGCCGGCTATGAGGTTTCCTTCGAGGACTACAACAACGTCATCGAGCCGATGTACATGGCAACCGGACTGAGAAAAGAGGACTTCGTAAAGTGCCTCGACCGCAAGCGGTTCGCTCTCCCGACCAAGGCCGAGCTGCTCGCCGAGATGCGCAAAGAGGCCAAGCACCTCTACGACATTTGCGGTCGGTGCTGCGACTTCGAGAGCGAGCAGCGGCTGGAACGTCTGGCGCATACCTACCTGAAGCGGGTCTACGGCGTTGACTGGACGGTTGACAGCCAAGCCTATGCGTTCTTCCTGAAGGGCTATGAGTACCCGGACATCCAGCGGGGTTGCACCTATCCGAGAGAGCTTGTGCTGGGCCGTGGCAACCGTGAGTATGAGCGAATCGCTCTGGTGAAGAAAGTCATCTGAGCGTTGTGAAAGCTGACCTATCGGCTGAACGGGGAGAAAGGACAGAGCATGAACGTCACGAGAGAAGAAAAGATGGCCGAAGCCATCGAGCGCATGAAGGCTCTCCGGGTCTTCAAGCCCACCATCAAGCAGTTCAAGGACGATGGCTATATCAGCATCAGCGAGCCGCCCTTCGGCGCGTTCTACTGGGCAGAGGGTGATGACCTGAAGCGCATCCATGAGTTTGAGGAGCAGAACAACGCGCTGGTCTATCTGGTGGTCCGTAGCTATACGACCTTTGGCAAGATGGACTGCTACCTGTACGTCAGCGACTACACGGAGGAGTGGGCGCAGGATCGCGATGACATCAAGGAGATGCAGCCGCTCGCCTACGTGTACAACCATGATATGCCAGACTGCTCCGAGTTCGGTTGCATCGGCATTGCGGGTACGCCGGCGGCGGGTCTGCGCCGGACATGGTGAGAGGAGGTGAACAGCATGAGCGGAGAGATGATGACCTTCCCGAGCAAGTGGGAACAGTTCTTGCATGACTATGAGTTCGAGGACGCCAGACGGATTTACACCAACGGCTCCCGCCTGATTCCGTCCTTTCGGGTCAAGCAGATGATGGAGCACTACGCGCCCAGCGTCGAGCAGACCGGATGGTATGGTGTTGTTCGCTGGTGCGCCGAGGACGTGATCGCCGCCGCAGAGCAGAACGGTGTTACGCTCACCGAGGCGCAGGCCGAGAAGTGGCTGGAAAAGAACGAGCGCTGGTTCAAGGAGATGCTCACTGAGTACGGCAATGAAGTGCTGGCCTCTGCCAGCAAGGAGAGTTTTGAGGAGGTATGCAAGGCATGAAGAACGAATCTCGTGAGTTCGAGATGGAGCTGGAACTGAAAGCGCGTGTGGCAACGCGGGACATCGACGACATTATGTGCGCGGCGCTGGAAGGCGGTATTACCGGCTGGTGTAGAGCGGCAAAGCCGGTCGGCAAGATGCTTGGCGAGTACGGCCATGAACAGATTGCGCGCGGTGGCTCCCTCATGCTCTATGATGCTGAGAGCAGCGATAAGTGGGAGCTGACGCTGGACAAGTTCCTGCGCGGGCTGGCTCTCGCCATTGAAAGTGGGGCATCTGTGACCATCGACGCTGAGAGCGGCTACATCGATACTTCAGACGTAGACGCTGAGTGCGCCGACATGATTATCCAGTTCGCTTTGTTCGGCGATTTGGTGTTCGGGTGAGCGTGGAAAGGAGGAACCGTGAGTGGAAATCCGAATGATTACGAAAGCAGAGGCCGATGGCATCATCGCCACCCGCGAGCCGCGTGGCCTGTTCTATCTGGACACTGGCAAGAGCTTCGTCGGCATCGATAACAGCACCGGCTATGCTTGGACGGAGGAGTTCGATACTCTGCCGAAGTGCAGAGCATGGCTGCTTCAGGAGCCAGACAGCGGGCCGGAGCCGCGCACCTACGTTGTGACCGAACAGTGCTCCAACTGCGAGCGGGAGGTTGAGATTCACGGCTGGGACACTGAGCGGGACGGCTATCAGGCGTTCTGTCCATACTGCGGCGAGGTACTCATGCTCTGCGATGAGTGCCAGCACAGTGAACAGCGCCAGCCCTGTGATTTTGATATGAGCACTGGTATGTGCCGGCATCGCCGGAGACCGGAAGGAGTGACACACGATGTACCCTGACGGAGAGGTGGATTGCCTTCACTGCGGAAGCTGTAAGTTCTTCGGCCATGTAGGGCCGGGACACACGCCATGTCAAAAGCGGATAGACCATGTGACCGTCCGGTTCGCGCATCCGTGGTTCAAGACTTATGACTGCAATCAGTTCACCGGCGTGATATGCTCCGACTTTGAGCCAGCCGAACGGTGCGTGTACCTTGCCCGGACATGGCGCGGGTTCGATTACTATTGGCCGCGGTTCTTAGACCAGTGGGGCAGCGGTCAAGGCAAGACCGGCAGTGTCGCGTTCACGCTGGATGGCAACACAAAGGTACGATACCACGTAAAGACAGAGTATTTCGTGTACGGCGACAAGCTGTTCGTGGACGGCAAGCTGAACGCTCATGAGCGTATGTTCTACGTGGTGGACCGGCGATCGCCGATTGGGTATCGACTGGTGACACAGCCGTGGGACCCATTCGCTCAACCTCAGACTGAGGGTGAGCGCATAAGAGCCGAGATATTGAACAGACGAAAGGAGACGGCAGTATGAACATCAACAGAGGAGACATTTGGTACATAGGCAACGGCTACCCTGCCGTTGGCAGCGAGCAGCGTCCGGGCCGCCCCGCCGTGGTGGTCTCAAACCAGCAGAACAACCGGTACGGCGAGGTCGTGGAGGTGATATACCTTACGACTGCGCCGAAGCGCGATCTGCCTACCCACGTCACCATCCGCAGCTCTGGCCGCGTCAGCACAGCGCTCTGCGAGCAGATTTCTACGGTATCAGTGGAGCGGCTTGGGAACTACTGCGGCCACGTGTCGGACAGCGAGCTGACCGCGATTGAGAACGCCATGCTTATCTCGCTGGGCAACCAGCTTGCGCCGGTGAGCGAGGAAAGTGAGGAGACCCCCCCCCATGCCGGAATCACGGCTCGCCGAAGTCGAAGCTCGGTGCCGCGTCTTGCAGGAGCTATATGATGCTCTGCTGGACAGGTTCGTCAAGGCTGGATGAGAACATAAAAAAGCCTCACGCGGCTCGAAGAGCAGCGTGAGGCAAAAGTAAGGAGGTTGTCAGCATTGCCGGAGAAAAAGTCAGATGCGGTGCGACGGCTCGTAGCAGCCGGCGAGTACCAAAAGGCGCTCGGCATCGCAAAAGACTTCCGGCTTGGCATCGGTCAGGAGGAACGAAATGCGATGCGTCTGGCGTATGAGTGCATGGTCTGGCCCGACTTTTACAAACAAGTGGGCCGGGACGTCAGGAGCGAGATAAAGGCCGGCGTGGAAGTCTTGGTTAAGCTGTATGGAGCCTGATGGTATTGACACGACATCGTGGTATGTGGTACAATGTCCACAAGGAGGCGATGACGTGGATAGAAAAAGTACGCAAGCTCACATCGACGCGAATGCACGGTATGACAAGAAAGCATACGCTCGTGTGCTGCTCCGTGTTCGGAACGACAGCGAGCTGAATCTTGATGCCATCCGTGCTCACATCGCAGAGCGTGGCGAGAGCTTGAATGGCTTCATCATGCGAGCTATTGCAGAGACGATAGATCGTGATAAACAGCAAGACGCTAAGGAACCCGCCGAGTGAGGCGGGTTCTTTTTATGCTTGGAATCTCGACCATCAGTGACATTTTCCGAAAAATTTTCTGAAAAACCATTGACAAAACCACGATAGCGTGGTAGAATGATGATAGTGAAAAACACATCACCTACCAAGCATAGGAGGTCACAGCGATGAAGGTCACGGTTTATGCGGAGCTTGCAGAGGACGTAAGGAAGAAGCTCGACAGGCTGGCGAAGAAGGCCGCTGGATATGGCATTCCGTTCTCGTACACTGAAAGCGATGAGATTCCGGCAGTTGTTCGTGTGATGGGCGTTGACCCTGCCCGTCCAAGTGTTCTGTATGAAGTCAGCCGACACACTGTAGCGGGTGTTGAGTTTGAGATCGAGTGCGACGGTCTCATAAAGGCTAACGGCTGGAAAGTCTGTGCGAAGATTGAGCACGGCGAGAAAGGCAACATCGTGACCGGCTTTGCCGGGTATCACGCCGGTCAGGAGTGGTACACCGCGAAGTCCAACTGTGACCACTGCCGTGTGAACCGCTTCCGCAGCATGACCTTCCTTGTTGAGAATGAGGCAGGCGAGCTTCGGCAGGTGGGAAGTTCCTGCCTGAAAGAGTACACCGGTATTTCTCCTGTGACGGCAGCTATGTGGGCTGAGATTCAGGACCTGTCGGAAGCAACGATGGACTGCACGGAGGCGGTGTGGGTGTCTCGCAGCCCGACATGGATGTACGAAGTGCAGAACATCTTGGCTCACGCCTGTGACGTGATTCGAGAGTTCGGGTATCGAAAAAGTGATGAGCCGAACAGCACCAAAGAGTTTGTGTTGGACCGCATTACCGCGCATGAAGTGCCGAGCGAAAGCGGGCTGCGCGAAGCAGATGAGGTGATGGCGTGGGTCCGTGAGCAGGACGCGCTGCTGAGTGCCGGCGATATTGACTGGAACGCTGTGAGCGACATCGTGAAGAACTGCATCCCGCTCGTGCTGTCCGGCTATGCGAAGATGAGCCACGTTGGACGGCTGGCCTATCTCCCGCTCGCACATCAGCGGTATGTGGAGCGCAAGGCCCGTGAGACCGCGCAGCAAACTGCGGATAAGCACTCGGAGTACGTCGGTGAGGTTGGCGAGCGCATCACAGTGAAGACGGAGACCATTCACCTGCTGGCCTCGTGGGACAACCAGTGGGGCGTGACCTACCTATACAAGCTGGTGGATGTAGACGGCAATATCTTCATCTGGTACGCCTCCCGTCCTTGCAGCGCCACCGGTGGAGAAACCATCAAGGCCACGGTGAAAGACCACGGCGAGCGGAACGGCGTAAAGCAGACTATTGTGACAAGGTGCTCGATTGCAACATAACACACATGGTGTTATTTCTACACTAAAAGCATATTTTTATGAAAATTTTTCTGAAAAACCATTGACAAAACAACGCTATCGTGGTAGAATGATGACAATGAAACAAACCACACCAACTACGAAAGCGGGAGGTCAGAGCAATGAGCTATGTGTATGCAGCGATTGGACACTTCAAGGGTTCCGAGAACACGACCTGTGTGGCGAGCACCAACCTCACAAAGAAAGCGTTTCAGGATGACCTGCGCGGGAATGAGTTCGTGGCTTATGCCGTCCTGACTGAGTGGATGTTCGACAGGCTGATGTCTCTGGACGGCCTTGACCGGTGGGAACAGGTGAAGAAGCTGACCTCGAACTACCGGAAGTGGCGTGAGCTGGACGATTACATCGAGCAGTGCGGTGACATCATTGCCAGCAAGATGCAGGCGGCAAGAGAAGTTGAGTATATGGCGTGAAGCCGAAACGCCCAGCAGGGCGTCGCCGGGAGTTGCCCTACCCGGCCTGATGATGGCAGGGCAAAAAAGTAGCGGGTCTATATAGGCAAATCCGGCAGGCTATCATGCCCATTGCCTTTGCAGATTCAACAAATCATGGCAATAGCGAATCTCTTTTGACAGGATCAAATTATTCTGTTTCGTACTCGATGAATGGAAAAGATGTTGTTGAACAGCTTACAATTCGTGATGGAGGTATCACACGAATTACGCGTACGGTGCATCCTAATGATGTGATGGACATTGTTGTTGTAGGTGCATCTGGTGAATCAACAACATCAACTGCAAGAAGTGACTATAGCTTGTTCTATGAAATTTATCAAGATCAGCAAAATTACAAAAACGGACAGCTGGCACAAATTCCTGCACTCACTGGAAGCGAGGTGACAGGGTCGCAGTTCAAGCACCGCTATGTTGGCACAAGTGCAACCGATACGGTTTATGCTAGTGATTTGCGTAAATGCAAAAAAGCATCTGATGTAGCCAGTATTTTAGCAACTGCATGGGGAAGCACACCAGCAGCAGTTATTTCTTCTACAGCATCGTTTATTTTCGATCAGATGCTTCAGAGTATGTCCTCGGACTGCTATAAAGTGACAATATCTTCTATTACGTATGAAGTCCTATTTTCCTATGACAATAGCTACTATACACATTGCTATCATCAAACTGTCAAGGAATATAAGTCAAATGGCTCTTTGATTCGGTCTAAAACGGATTATTATCAGGCCATTGGTGGCTGATAGTGACTTCAAAGAACAGGGAGAACATGTAATGGGATTCTTTAAGCAAAAAGGGCCACTCCAAAGAGATTTCTGCGAAGTATTGCTATATGTTGTGGCTTTATGGGCATTGAAGCCAGCAAGCCTTCAGGATATCCTGACGGTGAATCAATGCGATGGAATGTGGTTCTTTTCCGCAGCATTTTTTGCCATTGTTTTTGTAGGAATCGTTTCAGATTATCTTCTGATTACAAATCATTTCGTTGCATGGAAAGCAATACACGGCAATGTCAATCAAACAACATTTCAGGAACTTCAGAAATTTGCGCTGTGCGAAAATCAAAAAGTTGCTATTGAGCCAAAGTTGGCAAGTTGTATTTTAGTGGTTTTGGCAGGTTGTTTAACAGCGGCATTCGTATGGTTCACATTTATTTGCCGATGAGCATACACCTGAGTTGAAAATTTGCGGCTTTATAGTGTGATGAGGTGGCTGTTAGTGATATTGCTTTTGATCACGATGATGCCAATATACTAAAATTTTGTAAGAGGTGATTCCAGTGCAGAATTAAGCGAAAAAGAATCCAAATTGTAGCTGGGTGACTTGTAACAGTCAATAAAATATAAGGAGCAAATCGACATGAAAAAGATGACCCGAAATGAATTCCTTAAAATGGCTGGAACGAGTGCTGCGTTGGTTGTTTTCAACACAGTTTTGATGCCTGCTGCTGTTGCAGTTGAACCAGGCGTTGTAGCACTTTCTTCCAAAAAATCTAGTATCGAAATTGATAAAGGAACAACTGTAAACTCTGCAACATTCAAACTTGTCCCAATTTCTCGCGAAACCTTCTGGGGCGATGCTGGTTCATGTACACTTGATTATCTGTCTGAAGGGTATATCCAATGGACGATTACCGTTCCGGGTGCAGTAATTGTTTCCTTTGAAGGTAACCTGCATTTCAATAAACTTGGTACACCCTTTGGAACCTTTGATCATGCCATTTCTGCATACGGCACAATCGGTACGGAAGATGTAAAATATGGACTCTCTAAAGGAAAATGGGAGGTTGAGTTTACTGGAATTGCTACTGCGGCTAACGGCGATATGTATAGTGTCGTTGATGGCGCAACATTAGCTTTCAGTGTCACCAAATGATTCTGCCATATAATCTACGTATTTGATTTTTACAAAATAGCTTATCACATAGAACAAGCCCCACCTGCAGTAGATTCTTCGATTTGGAATATCTATTGTAGGTGGGGCTTTTAGATAAATTTATTTATTCAAGTTTGCCTTTATGTCTTTAAGGAGTTTTTATAGAGAGATAGCTTAAAAAACGATGATATCACAATTGCTGGATTTCTTGTTCGGCCAACCAAGCGAGTTTATTCCAGTTGTTTACACGACACCGTTTGCCGATAAATTCCAATATTTTTTTGTGAGTTTCTTTTGGCAGAGTATCGCCATTATGACATGCAAGAAATGTAAAAGGTTTAGGGATGTCTTCTTTTTTATCGGCCAATAATAAAATATATCCGATATACTTTCCCTGTTCAGATATCACATAAAATTCAGGTAGACAGTTTTCTTTACTGCTCTGAACAATTTCTTTAAAAATGTCTAATGGTATTTTTTGGGGAACAGCAGAGGCATAGACGTATTGAATGGCATTATCTTCATTTTTCAACCATGTAATCTCCATACTTATCTTCTTTTCCTTTTTGCAAACACAGTTAAAGCATTAAATATATTGTTATTATACCACATTTGTTGTGTGTTGGACTATGATTTGAAATTATTTGGCATTTTAACCAGTTTATCAAATGACTTATTGTGCGAGTAAGAGAATTTTAATCATAATCATTCGCTTGACCAATTTGTAACACAAAATACGTTACAATGATTTTCGGCGGTAGCCATGAAAAAACGATGACACTCAATCCTCCGTGTCAACCCCACTGTAAAGTAGCGGGTTGAGGATGTTCTGAGGCAGTTGGGCATCCTGTTGGCGACGGCAGAGCCATCCGTGAACCGGGCTTCCACTCGGTTGGTGTCTATGTTGTAGCGGAAGGAAAGCAGTTTTTGAGAGTGATTATGGTCGAAATTCTGATTTCGTTTCATTTGAATAGCTCCTTTAATGATTTTGAAATTTGATTTTTGACGAGATGAGGTCTCTTTTTTCTTTCTCTTGAGTCACCTAACCGCACTACCCTGCATCGGTTGCGGCGGTCACACTATCTACATCCGGGCGGTTCATCAGCTTTTTCAGGATGCCGAACTGCTTTTTGGTGGACGCAGACACAAGGTACAGCCACCTATCCGGCAGGATGGGCAGGTCTGCGATGCTCCACTTGACGTACTTGGCATCATAAACATTGGGCGGTGCCAGTTCCACCAGATGACCGATACACCAACTGACGAGATAGCCGTTGCCCTCAAGGTAGCCATCCTGACGATTGGTGGCACCGAGGACTTTGGCGTAGGACATCGCCACCGAGGATTTCTCGCTGACCACAAGTTGATAAGACAATAAACATCCCCCCTAAAACTCAAAATCTATGTAGCCACAACAAATGCCGGTTGACTTTTGGAAAGTTTGAGCATATACTATATACAGTGATCGTGCTGTGGATACTTGTGAGGCCCACAGCCTAGAAGGAGGTTCCTAGCAATAGGAGCCTCCTTTCTTTATAGAGTGCTTTGTGAGGATGGAAAAATGCCGAAGCCGTTTTTGACGTATGAGCAGCAGCTTATCAAGTTGCGCGATGAAAAACACATTGTAATCACGGATGAAACCAAAACTCTTTGCAAACTGCAACAGGTCGGCTATTATTCGCTTGTTAGTGGGTACAAGCATCTTTTTCGCATTCCCGCGCAAAAGATTTACAAGAATGGAACGGCTTTTGAAGAACTTGTGTCTTTGTATGAGTTTGACGAAGCTCTGCGAGAGCTATTTCTTCATTATCTTCTGCACATTGAGCGGCATATCCGTTCTTTGCTTTCCTATTATTTTACGGAGAAGTACGGAGAAGCCCAAAGCACATATCTTCTGAAAACGAACTATAACTATGTGCGGAAACACCAACAAGGCATTGACCGATTGGTGTATGAACTGCAAAAGCTGACTCTGACAACGCAGCACTCCTACATAGCCTACCAGCGAAATACCTATCACAACGTTCCGCTTTGGGTTTTGGTAAACGCTCTGACGTTTGGCACACTCTCCAAGATGTACTTTTTCTTTCCGCTCGGCTTGCAGAGCAAGGTAAGCAAAAATTTCGCTCATGTAAATGAAAAACAGTTGGGTCAGTTCCTTACAGTTATGACCAAGTTCAGAAATGTTTGTGCGCATAATGAACGGCTTTTTTCGTATCGCTCCAAGGATGCGATTCCTGATATGGCACTTCATTCTAAACTAGGCATTCCCAAAGAACGCAGTCTGTATCAATGTGGTAAAAATGACTTGTTCGCTGTTGTGATTGCTTTCCGATACCTTTTGCCAAAGCAGGAATTTCTGAAATTCAAGCGTACATTGACGGTACAAATCGACAGCTTTCTAAAATCCACCACGCATATTTCAGAAGAAGAACTGCTCCGTGCAATGGGATTCCCTGCAAATTGGAAGAAAATCAGCCTTTATCGAATTTAATTATGTAAGGCGGCAAACGCCGCCAATAGAATTATTCTTCTGTGTCATCCTCCTCGCCGGTCTCCTCCGGTCCGTCCTCCACAGGAATCGCAAAATCGCCCTTGTCCTCGGTGTAGTTTGCATCGGGGTCAAGGGCTTCTTTTTCGGCCTGCTTTTTCTGCTTCCGCTTTGCGAAAGCATAGAAGCCGCCACCTACCGCCAGCGCAATCAGTACGACCACGCCCAGAAAGCCGGATGCGATCTTTGTGACCTTGTTTTCCTTGGGCGTTTCCGTGCCGGATGCCGCTGCTTCTTCTGCGGCTTTCTTGGCTTCTTCCTCGGCTTTCAGCTTATCCTGTTCAGCCTGCGCCGCTGCTTCTTTTTCGGCTGTGTAGGCATCGGCATCTTCTTCCTCCATCAGTGCCAGCAGGTCCGCTTCGTCTACCAGATTCATAAAGTGGACAGTTTGCTGTCCTTTGGCGTTGCGATCAATGACCAGATAGAAGGTACTGCCCGATTTGCTGACCAGCGTAATGAACTGTTGTCCGCTGCCATCGGAATAGTCGGTGTGGTAGTCATCCACCAGCGTCAGGTTGCCCTCCGGGGTCAGGGCACCAGAGGTTTCGTCCGTGATGGTGACAACATCTTCCTCCACGACTTCCGGCAGAACCGGCTGCTCCACCGGGGCAGCTTCGCCCTCGAAGGCAAAGGCAGGAGCCGCCATGCCAGCGCACAGTGCCGCCGATACCAGCAGCGCACCCAGTTTCTTAATCTTCATCTGCATCGACCTCCTTCTCAAAAGTTGCACCCACGGCAGACAGCGCAGCCGGGGTCGGGGTGGTGGTAGCCGACTGCCGCAGCAGAGCGGCGAGCTGCTCCGGCGTGAGCTTGGCAGTCCGCACCATTTCGTTGACCTCGGCGGAATCCTCCTCCTGAATGCGCCGCTCCAAAATCTCGATACGATTGTTCAGTTTGATGCGGCGCTCCTTCTCTTTTTCCAGCATTGCCCGCAGCTTATCCGATTTTTCGCTCATAAAACTCCTCCAATCATTTTGAAAGCCGCCCAAAACCGGACAGATATTTCTGCCAGTAGGACGAGTGAATGTTTGCGTACTTGATGGGGTCTCCGGCACTGACCATCATGCCGTTGCCCAGATAGATTCCAGTGTGGCTCATGCCGGGGGTGTCGTAGGTTCCTTTGAAAAAGACCAGATCTCCGGGCTTCGCTTCGGCCTCGCTGATGTGCTGGCTCTTATTCCACAGGCCATTGGCGGTGGTGCGCCCTACATCGTAGCCGTTCTGGTTATAAACCCAGCAAACATAGCCGCTGCAATCGAACCCGGTTTCCGGAGTGGAGCCGCCCCAGACGTAGGGCGTGCCCACATACTTTTGGGCTTCCTTGTAAATGGCGGCGAACTCTTCATCCGTCAGGGCTTCTGCCGGAACCTGATAGTCAACGCCCGGTGTGCCGGAGCCATCAGAGCCACCGGGCGGCAGACCACCGTTGAACAGGTAGGGTCTGCCGCCCAAGGTGTCTTGAAAGATCTCGTACCGTTTCCATTGGTCAGCATCCAATTCTTCTCGGATAACTACTTCCAGCCCTTTGTTCACCAGCTTTGTGTGAAAAATACGATACTCATAAGGCACCTGCGTGGGAACAGGGATTCCTGCCGGGCTGATGACCCAGACGGTCTTATACCGTATCTGCACCTCTACCCATGTGGTCAGCTTGTACTGCTTTTTGAAGGTCTCCTTCAATTTTCCCTGTATCTCGCTGCGGGTGTAGTCATCATAGAGCGTGGTCAGGAACGAAGTCAACTGCCACGGGTCGTGCTCAATAGCATCCAGATGGTATCGGTATTCGTCATAGCCGGGGTGGTCGGTGGGGGTACGCTTGATCTTTTTATCCAGTTCCTTTTCCAGCTTCTTGTAGTCGGTTTCGGCTCCCCGGATGTCCCGGTCCTCTGCGGTGTAAATGGTCTGCCCGGATACCTGCGTGGTGCCGGAAAACAGAATGGAACAGGACGAAAAAGCCGACATGACCAGCAGCAAGAGCAAAAGAAAAACGCCCACGATCAAAAGAACGTGCGCGTTGCTCTTTGCAAAATTGGCAATGCCGTTGACTGCGGTGCTGACCACCGATCTTCCTTTGTCGATGACCTGCTCCATGCCGGACTTTGCAGCATTGGTGCCATTGGATGCCGCTTTGCCGCCTGCGGTCTGCGCCGCTGTGCCCGAATGGGCGGCGGCATAGTAACTCTGCCGGATGTCCTGTTTCTGCCGCCATCGGGAGAGCCAGTTGGAGCAGCCCTCGCCGGTGCAGGATTCGCCTGCATCTTGTGCCGCAGTCGGCTTCTGCGGGGAAGATTTTGCGGTTTTGGCACCCTTCTTGCCCTGCATCTTGGCTTTCTTTTTCAACTTCCGGGCATAGATGCTCTTGGAAATATCCCGGACATTTCCTGCTGTCTTTTCGCCCTCGCTTAAAGCCTGCGTACCCACATTATCGTCCTCGTACTGGTCAACCTCCCGATGCACCGCAGACCGGGCGGCAGCAGCGGCATACATAGCACGTTTCTGCTGCTTTGTCAT